GGGGTGCCCCCCATGGAGCCCCGCTGGGCAGGTGGCGGGTGGCGTTATACAGGGCAATACACGCAGGCCAAATTCTGGTGTTCTTTTGTCTGAAGCCACGGTGGAAGAACTGGAAGCTCGTTTAAGGGAGTTGCGCAGTGTTAAGCCTGTATCTATTGGTGTTCCTGTGAAGGGTGGGTTGGTGGGTCCGGTGGCGTCTGTGGGACCTGGGAGTATTGGTGCTGGGCCTAGGGAAGGGATGGAGAAGTTCTTGGTGGGCGGGGTGTGGGTTTACGGTAAGCGCAACAAGTAGGTTGCGTTTACCAGCTGCCTAACACAACATTTCCTGTTGACAGATTCATTTAGCGGTGGTAAAAGTTTAGTCATGAACGGAAGAATGCAAGACGACATTATGAGGGCTATCCACAAAACCCTTGAATCCTACTATGATGATGAGAACAGGTGGCCGGACATTTATGTATGCCCGACTCTTTACCACAGAATGGCTGAGGCGGCTGCTGCGGTATTCGATGCCGCTGTGGAGTCCAGCCAGTTTACAGCGAAAGAGGTCAAGTGAACGATGTGGAACTCGCCAGTGGGCTTAGGGAGTGGTTTAAGAGGATGGGTGTGGTGTCTGGTCAGGCCCGTAGGAAAAACCCTGTGTGGGTGGCTTTGCGTGAGATTACGGGGGCGTTTGGAAACTGGAGGAACGCTCGCCGCGGGAACCCGAGGAGGGGCTATTTGAGGATGAAAGAAAGGATGAATTGTGAGTGAATTTAATAAATTACCGGACCACGATGAACGGTCGAGGGAATCCAAGGACAACGAATACACCATTCCTTCGGCAAGTCCGAATGGGAGAATTGTGTGCTACCTACCAGGAATGAAGCTCATCGACTTCTACCGAACCGACACTGTGCTGGCCAAGGATGTGCCCGTGAAACCTGTCTCCACAGAGGTGAAGCCATGACAGCCATCGAATACATGAGTGCGCGTCGGGTGGCCTTGGAAGCCTACACAAAGAAGGTGAACGAAGCCTGTGGGTCGGGTGACGGCATGGGTCGTTTGTTGAGGATCGCTTGCTTGGACGCCTTCTCGCTGGGCTTTGATTGTGCTATGGAATCCCTTAACAAATCTTTTGGCGGTGTGGAAGCCCTGCCGGAAAAGGTAAAGGTCGTGGAACCGGAAAGCACGACCGCTCCCACCGCCACACCCACACCATGAACAACCAAGGGTGGATTCGGTAACTTGATTATAAACAACTTATGAACACCACTAACCTTGAGAACGAGATAATGAAGTACCAATCTCAGATCCTTGACCTTAAGTCAGAGGTTACCCACCTCACCACCGACCTTGCTCAGGCTCGTCGTGAAGTGGAGGTGGCCAACCGAAAGCTGGAAACCGCACGTCAACAGATAGCCGATCTATCAAACGAGCGCGACCAAGCTCACGCTGATGCGGCGGTGATGCGGGGTGCGTTGGAGTTTTACGCCAAACGGGGACAGATTGCGCGTCTAGCCCTAGAGACCACCAATGCAGGAGCCGACCTGTTGTGTCGTTATCGTGAGGCGGTGGAGTTGGTTAAATCAGCTCCAAACGACCTCTCTTACGGACTTGGACACAGGGATATGTACGAAGCAGATAAACAGGTATCTAACAAGTGGCTTCTCCGTCGAGACTCACTCCTAGCCACAGTGAAAGGTGATTTGTGAAACTTAAACCATGCCCATTTTGCGGTGGCCGTGCCGTGTTCCGATTCGCTATTGGCGAAGCAATTCTTAAATGCGCTCTATGCCATGCCACTCACCACACCTACCGCACTCACGGAATTTCCATAACCAGAGAGAAGAAAGATCTTCGAGAACGGTGGAACCGTCGCCACTCATACACCAAGAAATGGTATGGTGAAAGGTTTGAATACCCCGACCAAGTTAAGGACTTAAAAAAGTCTCTCCACCAACGCGATGTGGCACTGGTGGAAGCGAGGGAGGCGTTGGAATCGTTGAGATACTCCGCTGGGTCTATTTTGTTTGAAAGAGCTAAAGGCGACAAAGCCCTCGCCACCATCGGCGCCACCACCAAGTGAAACCGAGATGAAAGACGATTCAATAGTCATTGTGTTCACTCAGTTCATGTGCACGTCGGTGATCTGCTCTTGCCTTCAACAATTCGTGGCAGCGGCGTCCTCAATATTCATCGGGTATTTGCTTCTGTGGCTGTGGTCTAGAGACCAGCAGAAGGCCGACACCACCACCAAATCCACATGAGCAACTTGTGACGTGTGAAACTGCCGACCGAAGCAATTTTGCGCGGGATTCGTTACGCGATTACAAATCACGAAGGCATGGTGATTTTTGAGGAATCGCATTGCATGTACGGATGCCACCGAAGAATGGCTTTCCACCGGGTTGGGGAGAAAGATGGGAGCGGCATGTGGCACATTGAGACTGATTCGACGTGGCAAAGCACCCCAGTAAGCCACATCGTTGCCGCTTACGATTTACTAAAGGAAGTATTCGGGGATTCATTTGAGTGCAAACAACGATTATGAGTAAACCCATTAACGACATTTGGAAAGACCCCAGCGTTAAGGCCGCTCTGAAGGATGGCCGATCCGCTGACGACATCGCCGTCCTATCGTGCCCTAAATGTGACCGATGGGGTTACTACAACCAGGGAAGCCATTTTTGGTGCCGGTTCTGCAAGCAGGGTTGGTATTGCTGTTCTGAGGGAGAGGAACCACCGGACGATCGCCAATACCTTTACCTCGACGGATTCACCAGCTTAGCCGACACCGTGACGGTCACAACCGATGGATACGACAATGAGACTCTGGCTAATCCGAGAGACTGAACTGGCCCGACGCTATTCCAAAGTGCCGCCAGAACGACATCCCGAAGAATCCGACATGCTGTGGATTCCTAAAAGCATCGTGGAGCACACGACCAAACGCGGCAACGAACACGACGTAAAACTGCCGGATTGGTTTATCGAGAAGAACGACCTATGAAAGACAACGAACTGGACGACCTTATTGGCACCGAGGACGAGGACCACGAAAACGAATGTGCCATGTGCCACCGACTTTATCCCGTTTCGGAAGGCGACCACATCACCAGATACTGCCCAGAGTGCTCACGGGATCGGATTTGTGGAGACGAAATCACATGAGCAACCGATCCTGCACCCTCTACCACGACCGACACCTTATTTCCTTGGGATGGTTGCCACCACGAGAGGCAAAGGTGTTGCGGGTTGACTTGGAAAAAGCTCGCCAGGAACGAAACGCCGAAGGAATGCGGGTTCGTGGGGAACTTCTGCCGAAGCTGGATCGGCTCAATGCTGACTGTGCCGCAATGATTAAAGTAATTGAACTTGCTGCAATTCACGATCACTCGGACGGTGATGAAACAGATTGTGTTCTGTGCGATGCTGTCAAAAGCGTTTTGGACAAACCAAACCCTGGACAACACTTGCTTGATGACCTCGACAATGCCCACCAGGAGGCACAGAAGCTACGTGGTGATGTGGCCGAGATTATTGATGTGATCGCGTGGGCCAGCGAACACATTGAATCGGTGTGCAGCCCTAACCGAGAAAACGGGTTAATATGGGCTGTTTCGTGGAGAGGTAACAATTTTACCTACGACAAAGAGCTTTACGGGTGCCTCCACAAGGCTTGGATTGCATCCACCAAATCCACCGCCACCCCACTATTGGAGGGTGACAAGTGATGTGGCGCTTCAAAGATTGGGTTTACCGGGTTACTGAACCCCTTGTTAAAGTCCACCAAAGGCTCTCAGGAAGGCTACATTACGTCCCTATGTGGCGTTGGAGGATGCTTTCGTGGCGTCTCAAGGGAAGGTGGAAGTTTTGAAAACCACCGCTCTTTGGTCACTAACGGCCCTCTGTGGCGTTGTGGGCGTGGGGGTGTGGTCATTTGGTGGGTGGACCCGTCTCGGTGCCACCTTGACCCCAATACGCATCACCAAGACCGTTTGGGTTACCAATGAGGTGTCGCGTGGTTCAAGTCCGTGGTCAGAACCGCTTAAACCACTGGATAATCCGGGTGCATCCGATGACGGATTTTACACCCGATCCGATGGTCACCGATTCCCAATCAACTCGCACTTGACCAATCCTGTTCACGTTAAATCCGGTGATGCGATTATTTTTACCAACAACATGCTTGTCACCAACGTTTATTTTAACATCGGGGCATACCGCCATGCGTGGGCGGTCACAAACCTGTGATGCGGGCTTGACGACAAAACGGTAACGATATAGATTTTTTCAGAATGACATCTCTGGTTGTCAACCGAAGATCCTTGTTTGGTGGGTGGGGAGAGCCAAGACTCTCCACCAGAGCCGCCCACCAAACAGGGATTTTCCATGTACAGCTCATCGATGTCTCCAAGACGGTCTTGGTCCATAGGTGAGCCGGAACATGGTCGGCCCACCTTTGGGTGGTGCTGGCGTTAGCGGTGGCTGCTCTGAGCCAGAACTGAGCACTCGAAGCACCCACCGAACGAAAGGTAAAAGGTGTGTCCTTTGAATGGTGGAGTTGCGACGGGGCAGATACCCCTCTAACCAAGTGCCTGCCAAAAGAGCGGATGGTTACCGACGATCCAGACCGGCTCCACTATTCAGAGGATACCACTTTTCCCTTTCTTCTCACTTTAGGGGCGGCAACTCACACATGAGGCGCTGCGCGGTAATGCCCCACTTTTCTTGCGGAGGGGGGTTCTTTGTTTTCTGCTCTTCTTTCCCTTTTACTTTCCCTCTGATTCAGGATCTGTACCTGAACAGGATCAGCGGTGGATCAGGCACCGCTTGAGACAATTTACAACCTTGCGTGGGCACTTGTCACAAAGACCCTTGATGGTCTGACGCAGTTGCCACTTCCTTTGTTTGGAAACATTCAGGTGCGTGAACTGGTCTTGAATCTGGGGACGCATTCCGCTTGACTTTGGTGGATCTGTTTTCACACTGCAACAGAAATGACCTCAAGAGTTGGAGACTGGAAAATGACCGATGACGGTACTGTCGTGTGCATAGCAGAGGGAGATGGATACGTGATGTACCGAAACAAGAGCAGGTTTCCCAAGGTGATGGAAGTCCGACTTTGGGATGAATCTATGGACACTTCTCAAATTATTGGTTTTGAGATCGACCCGAAACCCAACCCTCCAAAACCCTAAATGGCCTTCGTTAAATACGGCGTGGAGTGGGATGACGGGATTAGCCCGGTGGAGATTGAACGACGCTGTATCCAGAAAGGGGGACAGTGGAAGTGGGACAATGGTGCGGTGGCCGGCCTTGGACTGTTCCAACACTTTAAGAACATGGAAAGCCTCCTGTGGCCCGAGGATGATCATCATCGTTGGTCAGACCTAATCCTCTCCAACATACTTGAGAATCGAATAACGGTGGTTTGCGGGTGCCGTGATTCTTCCAAGACCAGAACCGTATCAAAGTGGGCGCTCTGTGATTATTGGTGTTGGCCCCAGGAAACCTTAATCCTCATGACCAGCACCACGGCTCAAGGACTTGAGATGCGGGTATTCGGAGACATTAAAAGCCTCTTTGCAAGGGCCAAGGAACGCTTTGAATTTCTGGAAGGCAATGTGGTGGACGCCAAAAAGGGGATCTTCACCGACAACATTTTGAACAATGATGATGTGCGCGACATGCGTAAAGGGATCGTCGGAATCCCCACGATGACTTCAGAGGGAGAATATCAAGGAATGGCCTTAAAGAACTTTGCTGGTATTAAACAGAAACGGCGTCGTTTAATCGGTGACGAACTCCAGTTCATTTCCTGTGATTACCTGAAGGTTTTGGATTCAATGGATAAGGGTGAGTTCAGAGGGGTGTTCCTGGGAAACATGATTGCCGACAACGGAAAAGCTCTTGATCGGGTGGCTGAGCCGGTGAACGGGTGGACTGCCATTGATGATGCTCCCAAGACCAAGACATGGAAAAACAAGTACAACGGGATAACGATTAACCTGTGTGGTCCAGACTCACCCAACTTCGACGAAGAAACCAAAGACCGTTTTCCTTACCTGCTCTCCCAATCCGACATCAATTCAGTAGCAGCAAGGCCCGGAGGAAAGGATACTGTGGAGTGGTGGTCGCAGATCATGGGGCTGCGTAAAACCGGGGTCGTCTCAGATCGTGTGCTAACCATCGACATGATCCAGAATAACGGAGGCTTCAAAGACGTTATATGGGACCAACAACCCACAATGAAGATTTGCGGGGTGGACGCCGGGTATGGGGGCGATGATTGCGTCAACACGTACATTGAATGTGGGACAGAAGTCGGCGGCGTCAACGTCATCAAGTTCATCGAACAAAAGGTGATTCCGGTGATGATTAGTCTTCCTATTTCACCAGAGGATCAAATTGCTCTGGCGACCAAGCAGGATTGTGATGCTCGGGGAATACCCTACGAGAACGTGTACATCGAAGCAGGTATGCGAGCGACCTTGGCGGTTTCCTTCGGAAGAATTCTAAGCCCTTCCATCAATGCGATTAACTTTGGTGGTTCGGCGACCGATAGACCTGTGTCCAACGACCTGTTCATCTTCGACGAGAAAACCCAACAGAGAAGGCTCAAGAAATGCCATGAACATTACAGCAAGTTTGTTTCCGAACTGGCGTTCTCTGTGCGTGCGGTCGTCGAATCGGGACAGGCGAGGACCTTTCCCCAACCCGCCGCTGAAGAATTTCAAAAGAGAAAGTGGACCTTCGTTTACGGAGACCGTTATGAACTGGAATCTAAGGTTGACTACAAGGAGCGAAACCAGAGCAAATCCCCAAACTGCTCTGATTCGGTTATGGTGGCTGTCGAGGGAGCACGGCGCTTGGGCTTCGCCATCGAACGACTCAAAGACCCAAACGCTGTCGAGCCCGACCAAACCGACTGGCTGGAAGAAGAAATTATGAAAGAGAGAAAGTTTGCACGACAGAACGAACTGACCTACGACTGAACCATGAACATCACACAGATACCACCAGGCGGGTGGCAGTATTTTCAACCACAAACAGGCTGGCACGCGCCTTTCCCCGTGGGCATGACGCACCAACAACAGGTCAATAACATCATCAGGCATCGGCTTGGAAACCCCGCTGTGGTGGCCAAGTACAAGCTCGCCACCGACCCCGAAACCGTTGGTCGAGAGTTGATCAAGTACCAGCAGATTCGTGGTGCCCTACCCGCTGACCCCGCCCCAAAAATGACGCCCCCACCTATACAATCGCCGCGACTGGTGGGGGCCGTGTCGGACGCTGTTGCGGTGGTTAAGAAGCTGGCGGCTGGTGCCTCTGCTTTACTGGAGTGGGAATCCGAAGGCTTGCCGCACGCGGAACCAAAGGTGGCTGAGGCACGGGCACAGATATGCTCCAAGTGTCCCAAGAACCAAGAGGGGAGATCGCTCACTGAATATTTCACGGTTCCAGTGGCCGATTTGTATAACAAAAGATTCAAGAAGATGCATGATCTTAATCTGACCACACCGTATGATGACGACCTCAAAGTGTGTCAGGCGTGTTTGTGTCCGATGAGGACCAAGGTGTGGTTTCCCAAGGAACTGATCCTTAAACGCCTGATTCCAGAACAACGCCCACAACTCAACCAAATCAACCCGAGGTGTTGGATTTTAGATTTATGAACACATGCGATCAGTGCGCTCATTGGAATCGGCATCCCGTAGTCGAGGGGCTTGGTGTTTGCATGAACATCGAGGCGACATCGCGGGTTAATGCTTATTCGGGTGCTCCTTTTTCAACACACAGAGATTTTGGGTGTCCCTTCCACGAACAGCGCGAACTAACGGATGCTGAAAAAATAGCTAAGCATTTTAGAGAACAGAGATGCCATTCTTGAAAATCATTCTGGCGTACATCGCTGTCACGGGTGGACCCAAGACTTACGAGTATTGCGCGAGGTTCGTGGGGAGTTATCTGGCGTGCCCACCACTCGTTGAACACGAACTTGTGGTGTGCTGTAACGGTGGGCCGTTGCCGTTTGAGACGGCTTCACTCTTTGCCCCGATTCCAAAGGTGCAGTTCTTCCCACGACGCAACGATCCGGGTTACGACATCACTGCGTATCAGGATGTGGCTGGACACTTCAGGTGCGACATGGAGGTATGTTGTGGTGAAACAATCCGGTTCCACCGGACGGGGTGGTTGAAGCGTTACGTGGAGGCGTGGAAACAACATGGACCGGGAATGTATGGAACTTTCTCCAGCAACCTGATTCGACCCCACCTGAACACGACGGGATTTTGTGTCGCACCTACGTTCTTAAAGGGCTCACCACGCCCACAGAACAAGGAACAGAGGTACGAATGGGAACACGGCAGGAATGCTTTCTGGACCAAGGTGAGTGCGTTGGGTGGAGCAACACGACTGGTCACCTTCGATGGGTGTTACGATGTTCCACAGTGGCGTTATCCAAAGGACATCTTGTGGCGTGGAACACAAGAAAACTGTTTGATGTTCTGTTCTCATACCGACCGTTACGCCGGAGCCAGTACTGAAACAAAACTCAAGTGGTCAAAGGGAGCTGACCGAGTGTGAAAATCGAAATCGTTTATGTTTATCCGAACTTTACCGGATCAGGATACAGTGCTTATGCCGAAAGGTTTTTGGGTTCGTACCTCACCAATCCACCGCTGGTTGACCACACTACGACAATCGTGTGCAATGGTGGTGAACCCGACCTTGAAACCAAAGGGATGTTTTCACTCCTACCAGATGTCACGTACCTTGTTGGCAGCAATGCGGCGTACGACATTTCCGCTCACCAGGAAGCCAGTGAACGGTCACAGGCCGACATGATCGTGTTCTTTGGCTCATCCTCGTACGTGCGCAAACCCGGCTGGCTCTTAAGAATGGCGTCAGCGTTCCAGAAACACGGACCCGCACAATACGGCTGCATGGGAAATCGTGGCACGGGAAACATCGCTCCACACATCAGGACCACGGGATTTTGGACTTCTCCCAAGATTTTCAATTCGTATCCTCACAGGGCCACACGACCAGAGGACCGCCACCCTTTTGAGCACGGACCAGAATGTTTCACTACGCACGTCACTCGACTTGGACTGAAAAACTGGGTGGTCACCGCGATTGGCGATTATCTGTGGGCCGAGTGGGACAACGCTGTTGGTGGCTACCACAACAACAATCAGGAGAATTTGCTTACCGGGGACCGGGTTTCAGAGCCGCCCTACTTCAAATGCGCCTGAACAAAATAGCGGTGTTCTTCCACTGTCTTTTCTTTGTTGACGGCCAGTTCAGCATCAACGCTTTCAACATTGTCTCGGAGCAGATGGAAATGCTGCGGTTGAGTGGGCTTCTGGACGAGTGCGACGAGTTGATTGTTGGTATAAACGGGGGGCAGGAAAGCTTGGAGATGGCGCGACTGGTCATTCCTTCCAAGGCCAAACTGGTGATGCACGGACTTGAATCCAAGTCGGAGAACCTGACCATCGTGGAGCTTGAACGGTGGGCACCACTACACTTGGGCTGGGACATCCTTTATTTCCACGCCAAAGGATGCACCCGAGGTGGGGACCAGAACCACTTGGATAAAGTATCTCACCCTTGGCGACGCGCCATGATGTCGGACCTTGTGTGGAACTGGCGTTACTGCGTTTCGGAACTGGAATCGGGCTACGACATCGTGTGTTCACACTGGATGTGGAACATGGCTGACGGCACGCAGCACATTCCGGCTGGTAACTTTCTGTGGATAACCGCACGGTTCGCGGCTAACCTCCCGTCATTGTTCCTCCGATCACAAGTCAAAACCCACGGCATCGCGGCTGCTGAAAGCCGGTGGGAAGCTGAAGTGAAGTGGGGAAACGGCAAGATTCCCAACGTGAGAGAGATTCGGCCACACGGCGGTGACGGGGTTCCGTGGGTTAAACAGGACGGAAAACGACGGTTGGTGATGATGAATGACCCCTGAACTCCAAAAGGCGTACGAGGAATCCTACCGTCCATTTGTGGAAGGTGGCGGGGCCATCACTGCCGAACAGACCAAGATGCGGTCATGGAGGTACTTTCTCGAAATCAATTCCATGTGCAACTTGAAGTGTCCCAGTTGCACTAAGGGGAATTTGGGGATCGGCTACGAGCACCTGAACGGGATCATGGATGCCGACTTAATGGAGAAGTGCATTGAGAAGATCCGCAACGAGAACAACCAAGCCATCGTGTTTCTCTACGGCAATTCTGAACCGTTCTTGCACCCACGCCTGCCAGAGTGCATTGCGATGGTGAAGAAGTACGGGCTGCGCTGTGAGATGTCCACCAACCTGAATTACCTTCAGCGTGTCGAAGAGACATTGGCCGCGCACCCCGATTTCATGATCATCAGCCTTTCAGGGTTCACTCAGGAAGTGTACGTTAAAGGTCACTCCGGGGGACAGATCGACAAGGTGAAGGCCAACATGAAGATCATCGGTGAAGCCAACGCCAAGCTTCCAATCCCGGTCACCATCTCGGTCAATTATCACATCTACAAAGACAACGAGCACGAACTGGAATTGATGCGTGCGTACGCTTCAGAATGTGGGATTGGCCTGTTCACCTCAACGGCACGGGCAATCAGCATGGAGAACTCTATTCAGTACGTGCGCGAGAAAGACCCCGAGGCGACACCCTACGAGGTTCAAGAAGGCCGACCCGACTGGAATAAGCTGTTGCCTCCACCGTCACAGCAGTGGCGCGACACGATGGATCGGCTGAAGATCCCACCACAGAATGCGCGGGAGATGTACGCAAAAAACCCGGTGTCAAAGATTTGCCCGGTTGGGGCTGGTGGCATGTTCACCTTTATTCGTCACGACGGGAAGGTTTCGTTGTGCGCGTGTGTGGCCGACCGACGCATCACCATCTCCGACGACTATCTTTCAACTAATGTTGACGAAATGGTGGAAAGGAGAGTTAATCATTCGATTTGTGCTCAGTGCTCTAAATACAAACTGAATATGTACTACCACATCGTCGAGCGAAGCCTTTGGGATTAGCATGTCAAAAATACTTTTACTTGGGAAAACAGGATATATCGGCAGCCAGTTTCACGAAGAGATTATTAAACGAGGATGGGATTACCACGCTGTCAGCCGAAAAGAGCACGATTACACCTGGAACGAGGAACTGATTCCCCTGCTTAGAAACGACATTCATTTTGTCATCAACTGCGCCGCCTTCATACCTAAAGAATCGGTTCGGCTATGCGACAACTTTCCAGAGGAAACCATCAAGGCAAATGTGGTTTTTCCTTCAACGCTTTCAACTCTGTGCAGCCAGTTCAGCATTCCGGTGGCTCACATCTCGACAGGCTGTTTGTGGGACGACGGCCAAGAACACAATGAAGGCGACCTTCCCCAAAGAGCATTCAAGGGATATTGCGGGTTTTATGTGGGAACCAAATGGATGTCCGAACAAGAAGTCCGGAACACCAACCACAACCATTACGTGTGGAGGGTGAGGCTTCCGTTTGGTGAGGTGGACAACGATCGAAACTACCTTTCAAAACTGGTCCGATTTCCAAAGGTGTGGGACCACAACAATTCGGTGTCACACCGTGGAGATTTTGTAAAGGCGTGCTTGGACCTGTGGCAACTTCGGGCACCATTTGGAACGTACAACGTGATGAACCCCGGTTCTGTAAGGGCGGTGGAAATCGTGGAGCAAATGCTCGACATGGGGATTATCAAGGCGATGCCGGAAATTGTCACCGGCCAACCTGGAGACTGCCAGGTCAACGTGGAGAAGATTCAAAAGGTGGGGGTAAAAATCCGTCACGTAAACGATGCGATTGCCGACGCACTCAAAAACTGGCATACAGAAACTTGTGTATAAACCTCACATACGCTGCCGGATCTGCTCATCGAGAGATTTAATCGAAGTTCTGGACTTGGGCATAATGCCCTTGGCCAACGATTTTAAGGATGCCACACAGCGACGTTCAGGATACGCCCCACTCAAGCTAATGTGGTGCGACAAGTGTAACTTGGCCCAACTTTCTGCGGTTGTAGACCGGAACATCATTTACAAGAATTATCCTTACGTTACCAGCCAAAGCGAAACGATGAAGGAGCATTTCAGGCTACTTCTGGATGATTTAATAAAAGAGTGTGAACCCGGAACTGTGGTGGAAATCGGAAGCAATGACGGGGCTTTTCTGAAGAAATGTTCAGAGTTTGGATTTAAGCGCACCCTTGGAGTCGATCCCGCTGACAACCTTTGCGACTTGGCCCACAAAAGGGGAGTTGAAACCGTCAACGAGTTTTTCAATGAAAAGACAGCAAGAGAGATTGCGAATGATGGTATCTTCCCCGACCTGATCGTGGCCCGACACGTTTTCTGTCACATCGACGATTGGCACGAAGCAATTCATTCTCTGGGAGTGCTTTCCTCCGTAAACACAGTTATTGCGATTGAGGTTCCCCACTTCCTTGAAACCGTCAAAAACGTGGAGTGGGACCAGATCTACCACGAACACCTGTCGTTTATGACAGTCAAGGCAATGGAGCGAGCTTTGCTTCACTCGATGCTGCACATCCACGACATTAAGCACTACTCCATTCACGGGGGTGCGATTGTGATCTTGTTGCGGCGAAATGACTGTGATGTCCCACCGCACATTACAAATATCGAGACCCTTGGACTGTCCGACCTGATGGAGTTCAAGAACAAAGCCGAATGTTTGGTGGCGGATTTGAGGAACACGGTCACCGATCTTGTAAGTCAGGGCAAAACCGTTGTTGGATACGGAGCTACGGCAAAAGCCACGCAATGGATTCAAATGTGTGGATTTACCAAGAAGCACCTCAAGCGAGTCTACGACAACACGCCCCAAAAGATTTCCAAGTTCATGCCGGGTTCAGATATTCCTGTTGTCGATCCGCCCGCCATGTCAAAGGACCGTCCAGATTACGCGGTGTGCTTTGCGTGGAACTGGTTTTCTGAGATTCACAAGAAGGAGCAGGCATTCAAGGACAATGGTGGAAAGTGGATCGTGCCCGTTCCGGAGGTAAAAATTGTATGAAATGGGACTCCGTTGGACAAGTCGAAGAGGTGGTCTGGATCATGCGATTGGTTGACCAGCCACGGGGCGACAATCGGGCCATCCTTGACCGGCTGTTCAACGGCGATCCTCCGGAAACGAGGGAAGAGGCTGAAATCAACAACAATCAAGTAAACCGTAACTTCCTCCACGGTCCAAATCTTCTCTCTCAAGCTCGCTCACAGTGGAACAACGCCATGATGGGACAGGCGTCGTACTTCGGGGTGACTTTGGATTCGGGTCCGGTGTACAAACGTCAGGAGTGGTCGCACACCATCTCATCCAACATCAACCGTCAACTCAAGCGGTGCCGGGGGCAGATGGAGCAGACGAGGGCCGAAGGTGCTCAAACGATTTTACACGGGATTGCCCCGTCAGGGTTCACTGACCGACGCAACCCCATCCTCAAGACGATTCCTATTTCGTCTTTGATGATCCCCAGTGAAACCGAAATCGACTTCTCCAATCTGGAATACTTCGCCGTGTTCCGAGAATACACCCCAAGCCAACTCTGGACCCTGACCCACGGTCCAAGTGTTGATCCGGGGTGGAACATGCCTGCTGTTGTCGAAGCATGGAAGTACGCACGCGAAATCATAATGAAAGACACCAACGCTTCGGCGCTTCAGTACATGCCGGAACGGTGGGAGGATCTTCGAAAGCAGGACATGGGATATTTGGGAACAGACGCGGTGCCGACGATAGATGTTTGGGACTTTTACTTTCGAGAATCAGAGGATGGAAACGGGTGGTATCGGCGCATGTTTCTTGATTGGGGAGTTCCCCGAGGTGAAATCAAAGGGTCAAAACCGGAGAGCAGGAACGGTCACGGCGACAAGGAAAAACACGGTGGGTTCCTCTACACCAGCGGCAAGCGAAAGTTCGCCAATTCACTTTCCGAGATTCTTCAGTGCCAATTTGGTGATTGTTCGGCTGTCGCTCCATTCAAGTACCACGCAGTTCGCTCCCTTGGGTGGATGCTGTGGTCCATCTGCGACATCCAGAACCGGATGCAGTGTCGATTCACCGAGAACGTGTTCATGCAGTTCTTGTGGTGGTTCCGCGTGGCGGGACAAGGGGACTTTGCACGGGTCAAGAAAGCAATGTTTGAACAGATGGGGGTCATTCCGGCTGGCATATCCATGATTCCAGCACAGGAACGCTTCAAGCCCGATGCTGGACTTGTCGAGATGGCCTTTGAACAGAACAAACAGATCATGGCACAAGTGTCAGGTGCCTACACCAACAACGGAGAGGACATCGGCAAGGAAGAGACAGCGACGGGCACGATGGCCAAGGTTCATTCCGTGAACGCTCTGGCTGGTGGGATTCTCACGCTGGCCTGTGAGTATTCCAAGTACAAGTTCATGGAACAGGCGCGACGGTTCTGCATTAAAAAGAGCCCGTACAAGATGGCCAGAGACTTCCAGTTGGCGTGTCTCAAGGCCAATGTTCCACCCGAAATGCTGGATGCTTCACGGTGGAACATCGAACCAGACAAGGCTCTTGGTTCCGGCAACAAGGTGCTGGAAATGGCCATCATCCAGTTCTTGCAGGGGATCAGGAAAAACCTTGGTCCGGATGCTCAGAGGAAGGTGGATCACCTGTCCATCGTGTCGGCCACCGACCAACCCGCTTTGGCCGAAGATTTGGCCCCCATCGAAGGCCAAAAGAAACTCAGCCCATCGACCATCAACGCTTCAGATTCTTCAACACGACTTCTTGCTGGCCTAGACTTCTTTATGCCGCCGGAAGGTGTGCCCGAGGATTACGTGACCATGTGGCTGCACGATATGGGCACCCGAATTGGCCAGATCCAACAGAGTGGCGGCGTGGGCGACCAGGATAAGCTTGCTGGCCTTGCGAACATGGCCAAGAACATTTCACAACTCTTGGCTCAGATGGAGACCAATGAGGACGACCGTGAAAAGGTGAAGCAATATCAAGACATTCTGGCCAAGATGATGAATCACCTCAAGGGCTTTGCCCAACGGTTACAGGAACAGAAGGGTAAACAGAATGGTAGCGGTGACCCCGAAGCTGCTGCCAAGGCACAACTGACCATGATGCAGGGGGCTTTAAAGCTCAAGAACACGGCTGAGAGCCACGCTTCACGCACCGCACAGAAACAGGCGAGCTTTGAACTGGCAGAACAACGTGCCGACCGTAAGAACCAAGCCGACATCAGGCGCGAGAATGAAAGATCGAGACAGGAACGGACTGCTGACGCACTCAAGACCGTACATGAAATACAGACCAATAGACTCAAAAGCTATACCGAGTGAGCTTAAATTCGACCCCAAGGCCATTCGAGAGGTGATGCGAAAGGAAAGAGAGAGAAAGGGGTTTAAGGTTAGCAAATCCAAACTGCCGTGATTGATGCCACTGTAACCGTAATTGATAACGGGCTATTCACCGAGCTTGCTGTTCGTTTGGCGAGAGAGTTTACCAAGGTGCGTTCAAACGTGGCGTGGGAGGACGAGTTTCCTACTCTGAACGACAGGGCTGTCGGGAGTGGTTTGTCAGAGGTGGAGTGGGTGGAAGATCCATATTTGGATGAGATCGTGGACAGCACGGACATCTATGTGTTTCCAGACATTTTCCATGCTGGCGACCAACAACTTTTAAAACGTTCCGGAAAACTGGTATGGGGAAGCAATATCGGTGATGAACTTGAAACAAAACGCATAGAGTTCCGACACTTTCAGGAAGAACTGGGGATGCCGGTTCCAAAATATGAAATTGTGACTGGCTGGACCGATTTATGCGATTTCCTTAAGAATCATGGACATTGCTTCATCAAAACCACAAGCAAGATTCGAGGGACAATGGAAACCAAAGAGTTTTGGGACTTTGAACAGTCCCAGTACTGGCTTTGGGATCTTAGGGTTAAGCTTGGATGTGGTTCTGAGAGGGTCAGGTTTCTCATTGAAGAGCCCATCGACACGCCTTTTGAGACGGGAATTGACACGTATTGCGTGAACGGACAGTACCCCAAAACACCAATGCAGGGCATTGAAGTGAAGGGCAAATTGATCCTTTCCTCTGCTCAAACTAAGTCACCGACACCAAAACCTTTGGATGAATCCCTAACACTCCTCGCTTCCGAGCTTAAGCGGCGTCAATACTGCAACTTCCTAAGCGCGGAGTTTAGAGGTGATATCCTTACGGACTTCTGCGCCAGAGCACCAAACCCTGGAATCGGTGTGGAGATGGAAATGATCCGAAATGTTGGACAAATCATTGCTGACGGCGTTCAGGGCAAGCTGACAGAGCCGGATTTTGAGTTTGAATATGGCATTCAGGCGGCGGTATTCCATGACGACGATAAGGAACTGTGGAAGCAGTTCAGGATTCCCGAAGAACTTCGGCGTTGGTTCAAGCTCATGGAGTTTTGCAAGGAAGGAGACGTCTTCCAAATCATACCACGCCCCCCACACGGAGAAAAAATAGGATGGCTGATTGGCGTGGGCGACAGCATAAAGTCTGCGGGTGAGCACCTGATGGAAAACGCTGAATCTCTTAAAAAGTACCCCTTCGACATTAAAACCGGAGAACTCGAAGAAGCCGTTAAGCAAGCCCACGAAATGGAGAAGATAGGGTTCGAGTTTGCAAGCGATCCACTGCCAGACCCAGAAACCGTTATTGAAACGTGAACCAACCAATTCCACAGCCGTCAGAGAAGAAACCCGTGGACCCGGTGGCGCGGTCCATCGCCAAACCCGATGCTTTCGCCAAGCCAGCGACCATTGGAAAACCGGGCCAACCCACCGCCAAGCAGACACGCGTACGCACCATGGACTGGAAGCGTGGTCGCGGGAGGCCACGCAAGACGCTCAGGGACAAGCGCGACGTGAAATTCTTTTGATATGCAATTCGACCTTAAATGCAGCGAATGTGAGCTGTACCTCAGACTCACGTATGATTCGGTTCAAGAGGCGGTTGAGGGAATGGATGAAGAAGGTTGGGCTCTCGGGGTTGATGACCGAACACCAACTCAGAGGATTTCCGATAGTATTAAGGCCGCTCAGACTGGAACCTTGGCTGTTATCCCGGCTTATTGTAAGAATCACAACCCAAAACGAACAACGAGATCGGGAATGAATATTTCAGAACTTATCGATGCCCTTTCCAGAATCAAAGTCTCGAACGGAGATTTGGTTTGTTACGCTCAAGACGGGTTAGATCCATCGGATTCCCAACCTGTAACTTCACTTGAAGTGGAAATGCGCCCGGATGGTCAAGTCGTTAAAATACTCGCATGATCCGTCCAGCCAGAGAGAAATTCTTAGCCACCTACGGTGAAGCGTGGAAGTCGGTGCTCAAAAGCAACGCCATCGTCTTTGAGGAAGCCACCGTTGCTTCGTTGCTTGAGCTTGCTGAAGATTTGCCGATTGAATGTGCCGTTCCACAAATGGCCTGTGACGCCCACCAGCAAATGATCGGTGCTCGCAAGGTCTTGAACATCCTTTGTTCGCTACATCAGCCACCAACACCACCAAAACCAGACCTTAACAAGGGTCTGAACTACCAAGCAGGTATATGACAACCGCAATCGCACCACCACCGCCCAAACCGACACCTCCACCCGCACCGAAGGCACCAACACCACAAGCGCCACCACACCCACCACCGGCAGAGCGCGACCCTTCCGATTACATGGGGGACATCGGCAAGGATTTGACCGACCTTGATGTGGCTGACGAAACAGCCAAGAAATCGGTGGATCGACCCCGTGACCCGGTGACCAAGAAGTTTGTAAAACAGCCCCAGGAAGAGCAGAAACCGGCCAAGGACGAGTCGGAACCTGAAAAGGACCCAGAGATACCCTCCGAGCTTGAAAAGCCCGTGGAGGAGCCAAAGCCCTCCAATATACGGGCATTGGGCAAGGCGTACGACGAGCTTAAGGGTCAACGCGACAAGGAGTGGATGCCCAAGATTCAAAGCTTGGAGGCCAAAACCAAGGAATACGAGCGCACGATTGAGGAACTGAGAAAGACGGCACCCGACCTGAAGCCAGTCACGGAGAAACTGACGGCTTTGGAGAAGGAAAGGGATTCGCTTCTTCAAGAATTGAGGTTTTCAAATTTTCAAAAACACCCGGATTACATAAAGAATTTCAAGCAGCCATTGGATGAAAAGTGGGCAGAGGCATTGGCTGAGGTTGATGGATTTGAAGTGACTCTTGAAAACGGTTCGACTCGCCCGGTAAATGCTAGTGATTTATCCAATTTGGGAGCATTAAACTTAAAACAGAGAGGAGAGCAGGCAAGGGCTTGGTTTGGGGATTCTGCCCCAACAATTCTTGGTCATGTTAAAGACTTAATTGATTTGTCAAAGAAGCACGACAAGGCAATTCAAGATGCCAAAAAAGCTGCGGCAGACAACGAAGCTTCTAAGAAGGAACAAGGCACTAAGGAAACGGCGGAAATTGCAAAGGCGTACAGTGAGGTGAGTTCACAACTGGTGGCCAAGTACCCGAAGTGGTTTGGTCCGGACGAATCCGATCCACAAGGCAACGAGCTTCTGAAGAAGGGTTTCGACTACGGGGCCACGGTGTTCGACAACAAACCCGACACCATCAACGGTGAAACAAGGGTGCTCACACCCGTGGAGAGGGTCAAAAGGCTGGCCGTTATCAAGGCCAAGGCTGCAAACCACGACCGACTTGTGGCGCGACTCAAGGCCGAACAGAAACGGGCTTCTGAACTTGAGGCAAAACTTGCCGAGTATGAGAGCAGCGAGCCACCCACGGACGATGCGGGGTCTCCGGGGAAGGTCACCAATGGCGATTGGCAGAGCGAAATTGAGGCTGAAATCCACAAACTGGACAGGCGATGATAAGGCCGATGACAGGCTGCATTTTAATCCGCGTGTTGCCACCCAAGGAGCAATCTGAGGGTGGAATCACGCTGCCACAGCACACCATCACCCCAGAAGAGCGACAACAACTCAACCACCACCCCGAACCACCACCACCCGACATCGGCATAGTCGAGGCGATTGGTCCGTGGCCGGTGCTCAAAAACGGGTTAAGGGTGCCACCACCGTTTCCACCCGGATCTAAGGTGCTTGTAAGGGAAGGGAGCGGTCAGAAGCTTCATCGGGATGTGGGTGAGAGGCTAAAGTTAGTGAGGACTGATGACGTTTTGGCGGTGTTGCAAGACAATGGAATGTAAGACGTTTTACGATTTTATACTCAATAGGGTAGAGCATTTCGACCAGAAAATACTCGATGAAATGCACCCTATGGATTCACAGTGGGTTGGCACTATTTCTACGGGATCATTCCAGCCACAATGGTGGGAATGCCGAGAATCTGTTAGAAAGATTTCCGAAGGAGATAGTTACATGAGAAGTGAAGAAGTTGACGGAATCGGACACACTTTTGATAGATTTGCCTCTGTTTATCCAGACATCGGAACATGGAAGCCGTACGAACCTCATGATTGGGTAAAGCTTCCTGTTTAATATTTCTGTTGACTTTAGCGTTAAAGGGATCTAAAACCTGCCGCTAGTGGCGTGATAGTCTCCCGGTTTCGCCCACGGGAGCGAGCAGAAGCCCGTGCTTCCTTCATGGCTGCAAGGCCGTGGACATTCAAAAACCGAACGTCCACGCGAGACTTGTGCCTCCCCTCTGGCCGTTCAAAAACAGTAACGCAGCAAGAACTATTTTTGTATGGCCATCAGTTGCCAAGCTTTCTCAGATTTCATTTCCCGGCGTGTTGAGCATTTGGACGACAACATCATCATGTCCATGCACCCGCTGGATTCACAGTGGGTCGGTCACGTTTCCACGGGTCGGTTCAAGGCTGAAGATGGCATTGAACATACGTTTGATAGATTTGAAAACGTGTTCCCGCAGCTGGGTGCGTGGTCGGACGTGCAGGCCGCGTCTTGCGTGGGTGCGCCTTGCGATCCCACCTCGACCAAGGTTGGGCTCGGATTCACCCGTGACAGCTACAAACTTCAACAGAAGTCGTACGAAACCGACCTGTTCTGTTGGGATTTGATTCTGTCGGCTGACCGTGCGACACAGCAATTTGCCCATTTCATCCGGGTTTTACGCCGGGTTTCGACCATTGTGTGGTCGGACAGGTTCCGCAAAGAAGCCATTCGGATCGCCAAATTCCGGTGGGTGCTGGCCAACAACACGCTTATCGCCGTCAATGCGACGTGGAATGCGGCTCAAACCCAACTCACGTTGACCCCGGTGACCGGCACCTTCCCAACGGGTGGGATCACAAGCCAAATCACCGCTCGCCACCTCCAACGCCGGGTTGACCCGCAGATTCGTTCCGGTGCCGATGGTCCCACGATCAACAAGAACATGCAGCCCATGTTGGAACTGGTTTCCGACATGCAAAGCGTGTGGAACTTGGTGGAAGGTGACCCCGCTTTGACCGACCACTGGCGTTTCAACACCTTTGCCGACGCCGCGAAGTATTACAAATACGGCTGGACGGGTTCTGTGGGCAATTTCGGTGTTCGTGCCGATGCCTACCAACTGCGGTTCGACATCGTTTCGACCTCGGCCACCAGCATCGTTCTTTCTGTGGTGTTCCCCTACACCAACATCGCAGCCACCGAAGGCATCAAGGAAGATGTCAACAGTGACTTCGACACCGCACGGGTGTACACGCACTACATCTGGCACCGCAAAGCCATGACTTCGCTGGTGCGAGATGCCAAGGCGATCAACCCCGAAATGCCCTTTGCCGCCCGTGATTTTGCCGGGAAATGGCAGTTTGTGATGGATAACCTCACCTGTGGCACCTTTGACGTGACCGATGCCACCACGGGAGTTGTGCGAACCGTGCCGATCCCCGTGGACAACGCACGCCGCAACAAAGGCAAGTTCATCACCGACTTTGGTGGCGCAATCCAGTCGGAATACCCTGAATTGGCCGAAGTCATCTTCAGCCTGGGTGGACCGGCTTGTATCGTTGACGTGCCTGTGTGCCCGGATGACCCTGGTTATCCCGCTCAGAACTACAGCAGCGCCAACACGCCTTGCGCCACCACTGCGACAACGATTGTTCAGACCCCGATCCTAAACGCCACGACTGGCACCTACGAAATCCCCATGAATTCCGTGCTTTGTAACGGGATTCAGGTGGTTCACGACGCCATCACTGGAACCAGCACGGTCACGACCCTTGTGGCCCAGTTGAACGTGGTTCTGGCTGGCTTGGGAACGTGGTCGGTGTCCGGTGCCAACATTTCGCTCTCCACCACGGCATGTACCAACATTGGTCTGCCTTGGGAGGACGCGAGCTAGGGTTAGTCACGAGGTAGTGGTGTGGTTGTTAGGGGACCGTGGGTTTTCATAGGCCCACGGTCCTTAAAACCAAGTTTTAAAATGAACAATGGACCAAATAGTGGTCTGATGGAGGTGGAAAGCTCTGCCAAGAGCGGCCTGCGTCACGTTGCAGTCAAAGTAAAGCCGTCTTATTTCATTGGCAACATCCTTGGATATTTTTCCTCGGAACATTGTTGCCGTCGAGAATCTTCCTTTGTTTATGCAATCTCGCATGTTATCAACCTGTGTTCCAAGGAACAGGTGATCCGGCCTTACGCAGGGATAGTTGTCGCAACGATGAAGCACTTTAAGACCTTCAGGAACAGGACCAAAGTGCATTATCCACGAAGCAATGTGTGCTTTGATATTCTTTCCATGTCCTTTGTGAATGTCTCCATACGTACCGCCTGCGCGAGAACCGATCCAAACCCAGCACGATTCAGTCTTTCTAACTTTCTTCCAGAACCTTTCCTGAAAAGTGTTATTGAATCCTTGAGAGGTAAGGTAATCCGGGGTAAGTGTTATGCGTTCAATATTCATAAGATGTTGAGCCACGCTCTCGGGTGTTCGTTCACCGCGAGGGCATTTCATTTGTAGCACGAAAGGAAACAAAACACAATGGATTCCGGAATAGACGAAACACTATACGACTCAGAAACACCACAGAAACCCGATTCCAAGGCTCAATCGGTGGATGAAGAAGAGGCGATGAACCCCACCACCTTGGTGGACCTGAAGGTGCTCACCGGAAAGGATGGCGTTGCGCCCAAAGTCGGTGAAGAGCGGGTGGTTAAAGTCACCGCGATCCACGGGGACCAAGCCGAAATTTCGTACGCCCCCGAGAAACCAGATGAATCTGAAGGGAAGGCAACGGAGTCCGACCCGGAAATGACAAAACTCAACAGCGAGTATTAGCCGCACATGCGAGCTTCAAACCTAACTATTCTAGAAACGTGGTCCTGACCGACTCCAAATTGTTGGGCAATCCATTGTTGCGTATGACCCGATTCTCTAAGTTTGCGGATTTCCTGAACGTCGAATTCCGAAAGCTTTGGGCACGACCGCCTTCGTTTTCTAATGCAGTCAGTCATGTTGTCTTGTTTTGTTCCAACCCACAAGTGGTCCGGTCTAACACACTTGGGATTGTCGCACTTGTGGAGCACGCATTTTCCTTTTGGCACTGGCCCGTTGTGCAATATCCAAGAGGCGACATGGGCGAGTATGAGTTTGTCTCCAACTCCAGTTCTAAGCCTTCCGTAACCGTCATGGGTTCCTCCAGCCGACCAAATCCAACAGGTTTCGGTTTTGTTAATTCTGGAGAGCCATCTAATACGAAAGGTTTCGGAAAGACCTTGCGATGCCAGATATTCGGACGTAAGCTCGATACTCATTGGTTAATTATTTGCGCGTTCGGGTTACAGGCCCAACGCGCATTTTCATTATTCACCTGTAGTTCCAAAACACAATAAAAATCATATGGCCTTAACGTGCAGTCTCCCCGGCCTAGATTCAGTAATCCCAGGTTCACTCAACAACATGTCGTCCAAGGAAAAGCAAGCTGCGCTTGTTCTTTACCTTTACCGACAGAAAAACACCTCCACCGTTGGTCAAACCATTAACGCAGCCGACCTGCTAAATCAGGCCAAGTGCTTTGAGTGTGCGCCTTCGGAATCCTTGCTTCAGACCTTCGAGGTGTGGATTGCTCGTCAGGCGGCGATTGACGCCGGGGCGAGCATCGGAACTTTCAGTGGCAGCGCACTCCACAGCGAGATGAAGTGTTTGATGTGCTTGAGCTTTCACGAACTGAGAGCAATCGAAATCCTGCTCAAGTGCCAACTGGCGTGAAATGTCGGCTACCCCTTCATCCTTGGCGACATCGGCCAAGTGTTATTGTTTTGACGACAACACGTTTCGTGAGGCATTTGTTTACCTGCTGGCCAAGAAAGCCGGTCTTTTAGCCGTGACACCAAAAGCGTTAGCGACCTCGGCAAAGTGTTACTGCTTTCCCGACGACAAGACCTACAAGGCTGTGGTGGCGTACCTGCTCAACCAGATCGCTGGTGGCGGCAAGACCCCAGCACAACTGGCCACCTCCGCCAAGTGTTTTTGCTTTGATTCAGACACTCAAAAGAAGGTGGAAACGTACCTGCTGGACGTGATTGCGGGTGTATGAACCATGTCCACAAGATGCGATGCCAAGGTATTGATGCAGGATGCCAAGTGTTTGTGTGGGCTCAATCAGTCCAACAAGCTCAGCATCCTCATCTACCTGTTCGCGCAAGTTTCCGGTGTGTCGATTGACCCCAACTTTTTGGTCGAGCAGGCTAAGTGTTACTGCGGAATCCCCGCCGACATGAAGATGAACGTGCTCATTTGGCTGGCCTGTCAATTTCAGGGTGGCGGTGGCAACACCTGTATCACCTGTTTGGATGGCGCAAACGTGCCGGTTGACCCTTCGGCCTGTGATTGTGCCATCGCTTATAACATGAACAGCCAGTTCTGGTTCTGGGACAGCACGGGAAACACATGGATGCCCATCTTGCTCTAAAACACGCCTCCAGAAAATGGTGGAGGTGGTTGTGGTATTGCTGGCGAAGTCGAAATGCCGTCCTTTCGACCATCGAAGAACTGGAAGAGTGCCGAGTCGAACTTCAAGAACTGGCCCACAGTCACAAGATCGCTCGCAAGGGCAACATGGCGTTGGTAAAGTTTTTGAAGGCGCGACACCACCAAACATTGCCCTTTGGACTTGGGGCGAGGAATAGCGACAGTTGAACAGTGCAACCACCAATCCAGCACAACATTTGGGATACAGTCACCAACCCAGGACTGTTGGTGTCGGCTGGCGGGGTTACTAATAGCCTTTCGGCGGTCACATTTGCCAACAGCAACGGTGTTTCTTTCGGTCTCAACGCTGGCGTAATAACCGCAAGTGCTTCGGGTGGTGGTGGAGGTGGGTTAGCAATCTCCAACAGTCAAACTCTGTTCACCAGTGGCACCGTCGCTTTGAGTGAGGGAGGCGGGGCGATCACAATAGCTTCCTCTGCCGGTGGTCAATCGTTCATGTTTTCGGTTCCACAGACGAGCAGTTTGATCGGAACCAACGGCATCACGGTCACCCAAAACGGGTCCACGATTTCAATTTCGGCTGGAAACTCTGCCGGTATCGGCTTTACCAGCACCACCACGGCTGGAACTGCGGTGGTTGGAACTTTGAGCACCAATGGTCTTTCGTTGGGTGTGCCTGCATACCTAACCACAGCTCCAGCGGGTTCGTCATGGACCGTATCCGACTCGGCAACTTCTGCAACGGTTGGTCGGCTCGCTTTCGTAAATAGCAACGGTGTCACCTTCGGGCTTTCCACATCGAACAACGGAAACCAGTCCGTAAGTGCTTCTTACACGGTTCCTACCGTGACCAATTCAAGTTGGACGGTGAGTGACAGCGCCACCTCTGCCACGGTGGGTCGGTTGGCGTTTGTGAACTCCAACAACGTGAGTTTCGCACTTTCCACCAGCAACAACGGACAGCAGACGATTAAGGCGAGCATTGCCACCACGTACGCCGGGACAGGTTTTACCATCACCACCACGGCAGGAACGGCCATCGTTGGGACGCTTAACACGTCGGGGTTAAGTCTTGGGCTGCCACTTTTCTTGACAACCTCTCCCGCTGCCACTTCGTGGACCGTCAGCGACTCGGCTACATCCGCAACCGTTGGAAGGCTTGCATTCACAGCCTCAAACGGACTCACGCTCACTCTTTCTACATCCAATAATGGAAACCACACCGTAATCGGGAGCTATACAGTTCCTTCGGTGACGAACAGTTCTTGGACGGTTTCAGACTCATCAACTTCGGCCACGGTTGGAAGATTGGCGTTTACCGCTTCCAACGGACTTACTCTAAGCCTGTCCACGTCGAACAACGGCAACCATACCGTGATTGGTTCCTACACAGTGCCCACAGTACCCGCCGCCACGTCTTGGACGGTCAGCGATTCTGCCACTTCTGCCACTGTTGGCAGGCTCGCATTTACTGCGTCAAACGGTCTCACACTCACTCTTTCCACCAGCAACAATGGCAATCACACCGTAATTGGATCTTACACGGTTCCGACCGTAACTAACTCAAGCTGGACCGCTTCAGACTCGGTTACATCCATGACCATTGGCCGTTTGGCATTTACGGCCTCCAATGGACTTACTCTGACTTTAAGCACAACGACAGGTGGGCTAGCGACATTGGTTGGAAGTTACACGGTGCCAAGCGTTCCAGCTGCGACTTCGTGGACGGTGAGCGATTCCGCGACCAGTGCCACCGTGGGAAGGCTGGCGTTTTCCAATGCCAACGGGGTGAGTTTCGCATTGTCCACGTCAAATAACGGTCAGCAGACCATCAGCGCCAGCATCGCCACGACTTATGCAGGAACCGGATTTACAAGCACGACCACAGCTGGAACTGCCGTCGTTGGAACTTTGAACACTTCCGGGTTGAGCCTCGCAGTGCCAGCATTTCTTACCACCGCTGCTCAATCGAGTGCGTTAATGTCGTACTGGGCCAACCTTCCAGCACTTGAGGCGACCACAACCACGATGTGTCAGTCCAACTCGTTTTACGTGTTTCCAATCACATTGGACAACAACATGTCGATTTCTTATGCAAGGCTTCTTGCATCGTTTAACTTTACAAGTACCAGCATTGCTACCAGTGCGGTCAACAATGCCACAGGAGCCAGCACAGCATTCAGCGAAACTATCGCGTTCAATATTCTCCTTTATACGGCTGGCACAGGTGGAAGTTCTCGCAGTTTGCAAGAGGTGTATTCAACATCGGCTGGAATGACTTGGGCGGTGTCCGTGTCCCAAGCTTCGACCAGCAACGCCACCAACCAGAGCATCAGCCAAATCATCACATACCCATCGCTAGGGTTCACTACCGCCACGGCCAGCACGCAATACAGCGTTAGTACGACGCTTGGACCAATTTCCACAACCCAGTGGAGCAACTTGAGTGCTCAGAGGTTCTTGGATATTCCGTTCGCCACCAGCCTTAGCGCCGGAAACTACTGGATGGCGTTGAACCGATTCAGCGGCACTGTTGGCGGTAAGAATCTGGACGTAAATGCGACAAGCTACGGACTGAGCCAGCAAAACCTATCATTTGCCGACATGAACGTGGCCACCAACCTCACTAATTGTGCCCCACAATACGGACTTGGTCTTTGGACTCAGGCCAACGCTGCAACAAGCGCATCCATTGGTCTTGCCAATGTTTCAGCCACAACCTCGTACATGGTGCCAATGGTTCAATTCATACGACAGGCATAATATGACGACCGCTGCGTGGATTGTTCCGTCTAACGTCCCCAACGTGACCAGTGGATTAGTCAACTGGTGGAAGTTTGACGAGAACACTGGCACCACCGCTGCGGATTCAATCGGAGCCGCTAACGGCACCTTTGCTGGGACACCTAACCCGACTTGGATACCCGGAAAAATCAACTCAGGGCTTCACTTCGACGGAGCCCCCAGTGGCGGATACCTTCAGTTGGCGACCAATTTGATTTCTGGATCTACCGGACTAACCGTTGCCGGATGGGTGTTCCCAACGACCAACGTGTTGTCGTATCCCATCTACGACAGTGACGGCGATACCAGCCAAGGGTTTTGGGTTAATCTGAAACAGGGAGCAGTCTCGCTCAATGCCAGCTTTCAGGCTGTGTTTAACTCGGTCGATGTGGTTAGGGCGAGCGATGGAGAGCCCTTCACGCTAAACGCTTGGACCCACCTGACTATCACTTGGTCCGGAACCACCTCTGGAGCCGGGGTTCACATTTACGCCAACGCAGTCGAAACGGCCTATGTATCAACCCAAAACGGGTCTGGAACTCACTCTGCCAACACGACCACCAATCGGTTTATCGGCAGGCCAGATGTCGGAAGCGGTCGCTACGTGGGTGTCATGGATGATTTAAGGGTTTACAACCGTGTGCTCAGTTCCTCAGAAATACTGCAACTCTATCAGTGGATCGGATAAAACATGAAAAAACACCTCGCCATCATAACTACACTGCTGCTCGTCGTGGCAGCTTCGGCCATTGCTCAAACCACCGTTCAAATCACCTCACCGCCTGACGGTTCTCGCATATCCTCCAAGGAAGTCGAAGTGGGAATTCTCTTTTCCACCACCGACCCGGTGCCAGCGAGGTTCGATTTCATCGCTTACGACAACGGAACGATGTGGACCTACGGATTTATACAACTGGTCGTCGTGCAAGAGATGAGCTTCACAATTCCATACCAAACCAAGGTGCGCGGGGCTCATGTTTTGGAACTGGTGTTTTACAACGGAGTTGAATCGGTGACCAACTCCATAACGGTATTTCGATAACATGGCCGAACTCATAATTCAGGACTTCGGTGGGAAGCTCAACGGTGACATGGCTGGCACCCGTGCTCGATTGATTAAGGGTGGGTCGTGGAAGAAGCAGCGGATTGTGTGCGTCATCCCCGCCGATTCAATGATTCCAGCCAAGGTTTACTTGAGCCACGTCAATCTGATTTATCCACCCAACAACGGTGTTTTGAGGATTCTGGCGTTGGGAGACGAAGTGGGCGTGGCGTACAGCCAAGCCATTGAGCAGGTGTTGGCACATCCAGAACTCAAGGATTGGGAGTACCTGTTGACCATCGAACATGATAATCTGCCACCACAAGACGGTGTGATTAGGCTCATAGAAGTACTCGAAAACCACCCCGAATTGGCGTGTGTTTCGGGGTTGTACTTCACGAAGGGAGAAGGTGGTTGTGCTCAGATCTGGGGCGATCCCAAAGATCCACTTCCCAACTTTCGTCCACAGGTTCCACAACCCGAAGCTTTGATTGAATGCTGCGGAACAGGGATGGGATTTGCCGTGTGGCGACTGTCCATGTTCAAGGATTCACGCCTTGCACGTCCACTGTTCAAGACCAAGAAGGACATTGGTGGCGTGGGCACACAAGACCTTATGTTCTGGGCTGAAGCAAGGAAATGGGGTTATCGTTGTGCTGTGGATTGCAGAGTGAAAGTCGGTCACATTGATGCTCAGGGAATCGTATGGTGAAAAACAAATCGAAACGCAGCAAGACCAAGCCATTCGCACCGTGGGGAGATCCTCCTCGGTTTATTGCGATTGCTCCACCACCCACAACTGAAACAATTAGGTTGGATCTGGGATGTGGTCCACACAAGAGGGAAGGCTTTATCGGGGTGGATTCCATCGCGTTCCCCGGTGTCGATGTGGTGCTGAACGTGGTCGATCCTATTTATGCGCCAATTCCAACGGGAACTGACCTATGGTTCGAGTCGGCTTTTGAGCGAAAGATAATCGGATACAAATCATGGCCGTGGGCTGAAAATTCAGTGGAGGAAGCACACGCTTCACATTTCTTAGAGCATCTTCAAAAAAAGGAACGGTGGCATTTCTTTAACGAACTGTATCGAGTTCTAAAACCCGGCGCTAAAGTCACCATCATCACCCCTGATTGGTGCTCACAAAGGGCGTACGGTGACATGACGCACGAATGGCCTGCTGTGGCGGGGTTCTTCTGGTTTTACCTTTCAAAAGAGTGGCGTGCCGTGAACGCACCACACAACGACGCGCAACGCGTCAAGGGTGGGCTCTCCTGTAACTTCGGTGCGACATGGGGACCAACACTTCACCCCGACCTTGTGAACCGAAACCAGGAATACCAGCAACACGCCATTAACTTCTGGAAAGAGGCTTCCCAAGACATGGTTTGCACTCTAACAAAGGCATGATCCGAGTCCTTCTCATTTTGTTTTTGGCGTTACCAGCAGGTGCCGCTCAGTGGTATGCCGCCACCAACGGTGTTGACGGTGCTGCTGGAACCATCAATGCACCTTGGACCCTCAACTATGCCCTAACCAATCTTTCTGGCTCTCACGCTGTAGCAGGGGACACCATTTGGGTGCGTGGCGGCACGTATGGACTCGGAACCAACCCCGTTTACAACGTTACCATCACGGGCACTTCCAGCAACGCCCCGATCATCGTTCGGAATTACAATTACGAGCAGGCTTCGATTAATGGTGGATTTGCCCATTTCACCGATGGGTGGGTGTGGTTTTGGGGGTTGGAAGTTTATAACTCAAACACCAACCGAGTTTCGGACAGCACGGTTAGGGTTCCGGGCTTCTTCCTTTTGGGGCACGGAGATGCTGTGATTAACTGCGTTATTCACGACGCTGGAGCACAGGCCATATTCTACGGTGCTCAAGTTCAAGGCGATTCGGGGTTCCTCTACGGCAACGTGGCTTGGGGGAACGGCATTTACTCGCTCGACCCCGGATTTGGTGGTGCGCCAAGGGGTGACGGAACCTACATGCAGAACACCAATGGTACTCGGTGGATAACCGACATGATCACCACGCGCAACATGAACTTCGGCCAGAAGGCTTATGCCGAACAGAGTTACGCCAATGGGTTCGTGTTCAATGGGTGCGTGTCCTTTGGAAACTCGGCTCGGGAAATGGTGGTGCAAGGCAACCACAACCAACTTACCAACATCGTGGTCACCAACTGCTTCTTCTTCACCGACCGCGAAGCCAGCGAGCCAATTCGTGTTGGGGATGTGCGCGTTGATCCGTCGAGCAGCCAGAACAACCAGAATGTTCTCTTTGCAAACAACATCGTGGCCGACAATGCTGGAACCACCTTCACGTACCTGAACGAGATGGATTATTGGTCGGTGCTCACAATGACCAACAACACCTTCATTGAGTTCACCAAGGATGCGGGGAATGCAAGCAGTTTGGCGTTTTGGGAAATCATCCCCACCAATGTCGTCAGCTACACCATCAACCGGAACACGTATTACGGGAATGGATTTAACCCCGCGTACGATGATTGGAGATACGACAACACCCGAAGAACATTCGCTCAAGTGCAAGGATTGGGGTTTGAGGCTCAAGGGTCGTACATCACCAGCCTTCCGGTGACCAATTCGGTGTTCTTGAGGACCAACCTATTTGAACCGGGACGCGCCAACCTCATCGTTTACAACCCGCTCTCAAACAATGCTGTGGTGGTGGACCTGTCAGGCATCGGGCTCACCAACGGCCAGATGTTCAAGGTGCGCGACGTTCAGAATTACTTTGGCACCCCGGCACTGTTCAGCATCTACGGGATGAACGGGACCAGCTTTTCAATCCCCCTCAATCTCACAGCCATCACGCCATTAGTCGGCAACGTGACCAATTTCAACATCCCACCGACCTCCCACACGCCTACCATTTTCAACTGCTTTGTGATCACGCCTTGGGTGGGTGCTACCAACCTTGCCGCATCGTGCTCACAGGTGGACATCCAAGCTGCCATTGCCGCGTCTCAACCGGGCGACACGGTGATTGTTCCGGCTGGCACCTGTGGACCCACGGTGAGCATTCTGGTCACCAACCAAATCACGCTTCTTCACCAAGGAACGGTGTTGCAGGACTCCATTATTGATAATGGAGACGGTGCCAATTCCTCAATTTACCAAGTCGCGGTCGGACCAAGCCCACCAGTGCCAACAAGGATTACCGGAGCGACGTTCGTGACTGGAACCCAAGTCAAAAAACGATTTGATTCTGGAAACATCCATTTAGGGGGTGGCGCAACCTTGGTGCGTCTTGATCATAACAACTTTAACGCCACCTTGAACATCGGGCTTGGTGGCGGTGATTTCTTCGGTGTTGTTGACCACAATATATTCGATGCTCAAGGCGCGTTCACCCAACCAGTAAAGTTTAACCACGCGACCATATTTGGGGGACAGCATGGGGACAATACGTGGGCGCTTCCTTCGTGGACCAATTCTTACGTCGAAGATGGTAGCGCAATATATTTCGAGGACAACGTGTGGACAAACACATCAGGCGTTTCCGGTCTTGGCGCTGACAGTCAGGGAGGCGCAAGGCTGGTGTTCCGGCATGAAATTGCTGACCGCATCATCTTCGGTGGCCACGGAACTGACACCACGGGCCGCGAACGGGGATCGCGCCTCAAAGACGTTTACAACTGTTTGTTCGTAAACCACGGAGACTCTGAGGTGGGCCATTGGCGTTCCGGTTCCGGTATGTGGGCTTCAAACACCATCGTCAATTCGGCTGGAGCGTTTACCATAAGGGCGTATCGGATGCTCTTGGGTGGGTTTTGGGGGCCAGCCAGCGGAACCAACGTTTGGGATAATAACGACCCTACTATTTTCGCAACCGGAACGGTCGGAAATGGTGGTGCGCTTTCCATGACCGACAACACCCAAAATTGGACTCCAAACCAATGGCTTAACTTTACCATCAGAAACGTGGGTAGCGGCAGGGCTTCAGTGGTTCAGGGGAACACGGCCACCACCATTACATTCTCGGGATCACCGGACACAAGCACTTCTCCCGACCTTGTGTTTGTGGGCGGGGACACTTACCAGTTGCGAAAGATTATCACCGTCTTTGATGAACCCGGAAGAGGCATGGGAACGCTTATCAGTGGGAGTCCTCCGACCCCTGCTGCTTGGGCTAATGAAGCGGTTGACCCGATTTGGTGCTGGGGCAACACCATGAATGGCGCTCCTATAAGCATGAACAATGGTGGTTATTATCCAGTGGTTGTTGGACAGGAAATCCGAAACGAAACCAACACTTCTTGGAAGCCTTACATTTACCCGCACCCACTCGTTTCCGGAACCAACGGGCCACCACCCATCCCACCTCAAACACCAACAAGAATTGCTCGTGTGAATATCTTGCGCGTGGGCGTCACCAAAGCAGGACCATGAGAACTATTGTATCCGTACTTTTACTAAGTGCGCTGTCAGCACTCGCCGCTCCGCCTTTCCAAAACGTCACTTGGGCGTTGGTGTGGGACCAGCCCACCAACATGCCTGTTTTAGCGTCGTATTCACCGGGAACAAATCAGGCTTACAAAGTTTACGGGACCAGCACTCTTGGCACGCCACAGGCAAACTGGCCCCTGCTAACGGTGTTCACCAACTGGTTCTTGGTGACCAATGGACCGTCTATTTCACTGAGCAACAACGTGACCCTCCCATTTGCCACGCAGTTCTTTTTCACCATCAACCCGACCAATGTGTGGGGTGAGCCCCCTTTTTCACTGGGCTATTGGGCAATGGCTCAGTCGGGTCCACCGTGGTCAACAATCAACAACCAAAACTTGAACCGTCAATAAACCGTGTGAGGCGTACTGTGCCGCTTCCGCCATTGCCAGGAGCCACACAATGAAAGGCTCTTATGGATCTATCAAAGTATATGTCTGCTCGCTTCAACCCTACGTTGTCATGGGACGGTGTTGCTATAATCGGTTCATGCGTTTGTGCGCTTCTGTGGTTCGGCACACTAAAGGCGACCATTGAGCAGCATTCACAAACCCTCAAGCACCACGAAGAATTGCTCCAATCGCTCTCTGAAGGCCAGAAGCTCATTTCTCAAAACATCGCCGTATTGCAGACGCTCGTAAATGAAAGGACCGGGAACACGTTTCCTAAATCTAAAACACAATGATAAAAAACATCCTTACGCACTGGCGCACAAGCCTTCCGGGGTTCACCGCTTTGGTGACTTCACTGGTGACATTGGGGGCAATGATCATCAACCACAACGCCAATCAAGCTGCTGTGATTGCTTCTTTGACGGGCGCATTCACTGGACTTGGGCTTCTGTTCTCTCAGGATTACACCCAAGGTGCCAAGGCGCACGCAGAGTCTCAGGCTCAGATCGCAGAGCTTCAGTTGCGGTCCAACATCGTTCCAAATGCCATTGAGAGTGGGGACACCAGCCAGCTTCGTCGAGTTCCAATGACCCCGGCTGCGGTGCCGCCTCCACCAATCCCGCCTGTTGCTAATCAACCCCAAAACCCTTAACGTTAAATTCAATGAAAAAGCTATTGCTATCAGCCTTACTTCTCGCAATTCCACTAGCCCCAGTGGGCTGGACCGGCATGACGTGTGCCAACAACAATAAAGTCGCCTATCAAACCATCGGAGCCACTGAAGCTGCCGTGCTTGCGGCAAACTTGGCGTATCTGGACCAAGTGGTTACCGGAGTGGTAAAGACCAACGGCGTACCCGCTGTGGAATCGGCCTTTAATGACACGCAAATGGCCCTACGTGCTGCCGCAGCCATCGCCTCGGGCGGAACCAACGCTGCCGTTCCAGCGACGGCCTTGGCCAAAGCCACGGCGTTCACCAACACCATCATGTCCGCTAAACTCCAATAATTATGCCAGCCGTAATTGCACTCCTTCCATCCATAATTCAGATGATCACGCAGTATGGCGTTCCTGCCGTGGAGCAGATTTACAAGATGTTCTCCACGACCACCGGACCCACACAAGCCGATTGGGATGCTTTGAAGCAGTTGACCCAAACCACGGCACGCCAGCAAATGATGGCGACCTTAGCGGCACATGGTATTGACCCTGCTTCACCTCAAGGACAGGCGTTTCTGGCTTTGACCCCGGCTTAGTGTATGCCACTGCTCAGACCTTGTGACGATTCCGTAAATTGCCCTGACGATTTTGTCGGCAATTTCAGTTCCGAGGCTGACGACACGCTGGACTTTATATCCAGGAAGTACGCACCCGCGCCACCCAAGATAAACAACCTGTGGACGGCCATTGGTTGCGGAACGACCTTCACCAGCACCATTTCACAGGCCGACGCTGACCAACAAGCAGCAGCGGTAATCGCCCTTTGCACACAGCAGAACTGCCAAGGGGTATGTAACAACAACCCGACCTTCTGCAACACCCCACAATCGGGGTGCGCTTCATGTCCAGATGGCACACAGACCTGTTTTAGTGTGGCGGCGGGGGTGTTCTGTGGGTATGCGAATCAGGCATCAGCCGACTCCGCAGCACTCCTGTTTGCCGTAAGGCAGGCAAGGCTTAATCCTGTTTGCCTGTCGCCACTAACAAAATGCACTTGTGTCGGAAACGGTTACTCATCGACCATTACTAGCACCCTTCCGGTTACGTGGACTTTGGTGGATGGGTCATTGCCACCGGGGTTGACCTTTGGTGGTGGAACCGGATCTTCCACCACGATTTCGGGTATTCCAACATCATCGGGGACGTACACGTTCCAAATCGAAGCCCATAACCAATTCGGGTTCTTCAACGTCAAAACCTATTCCATTGTGGTCCTTGAGATTGTGACCCCATCACCGTTGCCACCATACACCGTTGGCGTCCCGTATGGCCCTGTTCAGCTTCAGGCGGTGGGTGGTTCAGGCAATTACCAGTGGAAGATTTCCAGTGGTTCTCTGCCATCAGGACTCACGATGGACATTAACGGCCTTATCTCGGGCACACCCACGTAATGGCATCCGACGTACGCATCACCACGGGTCAGAGTGCCTTTGATTACGGGGTCGATTCGTCGCGTGTCCCACTCATCCAGTCGCAAGGCAACCCCAACGGACTCCAGAGAACCGCCCTTGCATGGCTGGTCAACGGCACGACCAGAGGTGGCGGAATCACCCCGAGGTTCGGCCAAATCCCCCTTTGCAGGGTGCATGATGGAAGCGCGATTTACCAAGGCGGACTCCTCTATGACAACTCGCTCTTTGGTGGAAATCCGTACCTGATGCTCTCCATTGGTGGGAGGATGTACCAAGTGCGGGTGGACACGGACAACTCCGTGGTCGATGTTACTGGGTCTTTCCAAGACCCTGCCACCACCGAAAAAGCTTACTTCACCCAAGGAGAGCAATTCATGGTGAAGCAGGCAGGAGACGGGGTGACGCTTCCATTGTTCTGGGATGGGTTTACGCTGCGACGGTCCAACGGTGCCAACTTCAACCAAGGCACCACCAATGCCGGATTTGTGGTTCCCGCTGTGGGCACGGGAGTGCTTGTGACCCTAAACTCCCCCTTCACTGGTCCAGTTAACCAAGTGCTTCAGTTGTGGGACTCTGCTACACCTGGACATTTCCTTAAGTTCATTCAGGTGGTGCCGGGAAACTTTATCACGATTAAGAACATCGCCTCTTCTGCGGGTATTGTGGTAACGGCTGGAACTGCTGCAAAGCTTTCTTCTGACGGTTCAACGGTGGGTGTGTTCTTGGCTGATTTCACCACTCCCGCCGTGGGTGCCACCGTAAACGTTAAGATCACCCCGGAATATTCTGGAACAATCCCAGAGAACATCACGATTCAAGGCGCATCATTTCAGGTCACAGCTACGGGGGCAGCGGCACCCGGAGCCAACCAAATTTACTTGGTTCTGTTGGCCGACACCACGCCAACATCGGTCGGTGACACCATCGCTGCCGGTACGATCGCCTATGCCACTCGTGAGCTTCCAGCGGCACAGTCGATGGTCTATTACATGGGACGGTTGTGGTACTCCCAGAACCGCAAATGCACAGCAGGGGACATCGTGGGTGGACCTTCTGGCACAGTTGAATACCAACTCTCCGACGCAATCCTCAAGGTGACCGAGAACCCCCTTGCGCTTGCCGGCGACGGTTTCACGGTGCCGGGACAGGCGGGGAACATTCGCGCCTTGAGCTATCCCATCGCTTTGGACACGGCTTTGGGTCAGGGACCACTATTCATCTTCACCACCAAGCAGATTTATTCCCTCACAGTGCCAGTGACACGCAAAGACTGGATCGCCGCCGACTCCAACAATCAACCCCTTCAAAGGGTGGTGATGAGGACCAACGGAACTGTGTCCGACCGAAGCGTGGTGGCCATCAACGGAGACCTATTCTTTCAATCCTTGGACCCTGCCATACGGTCGTTCTTCATGGCCCTTCGTTATTTCGGATCGTCGTGGGCCAATCCGCCCATCAGCAACAACATCAACCGCGCCTTGGACAACCAAGACCGTGGGCTGATGCATATGTGCAGCGGCATGGAGTTTGGTGAGCGGGTCTACCAGACCATTCTCCCCTTCCAAACGACCGTAGGCGTTGCTTTCAAAGCCTTGGCGGTGCTCGACACCGACCCGGTTTCCACCTTGCAAGACCAGAAACAACCCGTGTGGGAAGGTATTAGCACTGGACTCAACATCTTGCAGGTATTCTCGGGTGACTTTGGTGGGCTTGAACGTGCCTTTGCGGTGGTCCAAAGCGAAATAGACGGGTCGATTTGGGTGTGGGAACTGTCCAGCAGCGCCAAGTTCAATGGCACACCGGACCAGGATAACCGCACAGAGTTCTTCTTTGAAACGCCTTCCTTCGATTTCAGTGAGTATTCCCGTGAAGCTGGTGGCGGGTCGTTTGAACTCAAGGAAATCGACGGGCTGGACCTGTGGTTGGACCGCGTGTTTGGTGATGTGCTCATCAAGGTTCAGTTCCGACCCGACGAGGACCAATGCTGGTACGATTGGGACACCACCGAGATTTGTTCAGGTCGAACGTGCGCCGAAGATGTGAACACCCCCGCGTGCTACCCCATCACACCCAAGACCGAGGGTTACCGGATGCCGATAAGCTTCCCCAAGCCGACCAATCCGGTGTGTTCAGTGGGCAACCCTCGTCCGGTGACGTGGGGTGGCAAGTTCCAACTCAAGTTCACCATCAAGGGGTGGTGCCGCGTGCGCGGGTTTGAGTTTCACTGCTTGGCCAAGAACAAGTCACCGAATTACAACCAGATTTGCACGGATGACTTCAGGCCCAAGGTCAGGCGACAAATCATACCGACCCCACCAACTCCACCACCCACCAATGGAGAGGTGTTGGGCGATCCGAACACGGGGGACATTTTTGGAGACGGCAGTGGTGGAGAACTCGGAATTCCTTAATTATGAGAAAGCTTTTGTTGCTGATGCTAGTTGCGGTTGGACTTCCGGCAAGTGCTGCCACCATCAAGTTCTTCACCGATTATCCGAACTCAGTCCCCGTGGGTTCCGACTTCTTTGTGTTTCAGCGGAACCAAAGCTACATCAACGCTTCGGTGTCACAGGTCAAAGGGGATTGGTTCAACAACCCGGTGTTCACCGGGGTCGTGACGGGGATCACCAACATCAGCTTCATCACGGTGTCGTCCACTACGAACATAAACCAGTTTGACTTCACAACGAACCTGTTCGTGAACAATTCGTACTTTACGAACGTGACGATTGAGCAACCGGGAGGGCTCACCAACCTGAACCTCAACCCAAAGACAGTGATGTATGCCGATGTCAACGACGCTGAAGCCAGCATTCCAAATGCTTCGGGTGTGCTGACAAACGACGGTGCTGGTGGAATCGGGTTCAACAACAAGATCGTTTTGGACGAGATTGATGCCTTGAATTTCTTCCCGACCAACTTCTTCACCGGGCTCACTAATTATTCAGTGTTGGGAACGGATGCCAACGGACTGCTCACGCTTGGAAGCAGCACGACCAACCTAACGGTGACCAACCTGACCGTCACAACCATTTACGCATCCACCAACTTCAGCACAAACTCGTTCTTTGTTTCCGGCAAGGGGAACACGCTGATCATCACAAACACGTTATTTGTGACCAACGGGATTAGTGCGTTGAACCTCAATCCGAACCAGTTTGTGGCGAGCGACGCCAATGATAAACTGGTCTCCACGCTGAACGGCAACACTCTTACCAATCTTCTCCTTTCAGCAATAGTTTCGCCAACCAACGGAGTGTCCACGGCAAGCTCGATTGATTTTTCACTTTCAGAGGCTTTGACCAACGTTGCTGGGGCTGTTTCTCAAACCTCGTTCATAAACGCCAACCCAACCAACATAAATCACGCGATCCGGTATTACGTGAATCGCACCGGCAGCGACCAGACGATCACGGTGGGAGCATGGGAAACGGACAGTGCGAGACAAACGCCAACGACTTATATCAACACCAACAACACCACATTGGCGCTCATGTATAGCGTTTATTTCGGTCAGTTCACCAATGTTACAGCTTACAAGACTTTCAGATGAGGCTTTTGATATTCCTTTTGTCAGCGAGTGTCTGTTTCGGCCAGTTGACCATGCAGCAGATGCAGCCGTTTTTTAATGGTTCCCAATCGGCACCACAGACCCCATGCCAGATTGCGCTCGGCACTGGGTTTCCGACCAACATAACCGGATACCCGGCCTATGGATGGTGGGTTTCGGGGTGCTACTCAACTAATGCGGGGGTAGCAACACTGCACGATTACTCTGAATTGGGATTGGATTTAACAATGGTGGCCGCTGGGCTTTCACCCATAGGCGGAAGTGGGTCGTGGAACGGATTTAAGGATGTTCTTTTTGGAACTCCAAACGTGAACACATTGACCAACAAAACCGCCACCATTTGGATTCCTGCTGGCAATTTGGCGGAGTTCTGGTGCGTTATGGCGTTTACCAACGTGGCGGGTCAGCTTTGGCTGTTTCACGATGTAAGCGCAACCGGAACTGGTTTAGCCGCAGAGAACGACAGATTCTCAGGGGCCAAAATGAGTCTGGTCAATAATGCCAACGCAACCGAAGTTTTTGCTGGTGGCACCAACAAGTACATGGTGTTTAATTTTGTCTACACTTCCGGTGCCAATGCCACGATTTATACCAACAATGTTCAAGGTGTTAATGTAAACATCGGCGGAAACGACACCATGACGAGTTTCAGGCTTGGAGGTGGGCCAAGTGGAAACAATCCTCTCATTTTCAGCTTCTTGGAGGGGGGCTGGTTCAGAACCAACTTAACCGCCGCTGGAAGGCTTGCTCTGTATCAATACTGCACCAACAAATACGCGCTCCCCCCATGATCACCCGTCACTTCTGGTTGTTCTGTCTGGTGCCTTTGGTGGTGCCACTGTGGATCTTGGCTGGACCGTGGCCGGTGCTGTGCTGGCAATGCTTCATTAAATGATATGGGCTGCTCCAAACAACTCAGCCTCTCGCCAGCAGCACCAGCAGGAGCACACTTGTCATTTTATTGGACGATGGATGAGGGTGGCGGTGCTTCCAGGGTGGATTCCACGGTGGGGCTTGCGTGGCCGACAAAGTTTGGATCATTGGCTGCTGCCGGCTTATTCTCAAACGGAATCGGGTTAAGCCGACCTCTCATCATTAACCAGAATCCGGGGCTTGAAATAACAACTGGAGCCATCACTATCAACCAAGCCACATCCACTGGGATTTCGGTGTGGTTCTGGCTAAAGATAACCGATTTCGGTTCAGCTGGATCGTCGGGTCGTTACAACATGGACACATCCGACCCGATGCACACCAACCGTTTCCGCGCTTTGTGGGGATTCACCGATGCCACTACCGGGTCAATCGAAGTGGGCCACACCAACGACACCGACGACGTGTTTGCCGACACCCCAAACCTTGCATGGGTACTCAATTCGTGGCACATGGTCGTCATTACCTACAACAAAACGGCTCAAACACTAAACATCTACATTGACGGGGCGATATCAGCTACAGCCCCGGACGCATTTACATATCCAGACCTCACCAACACCGACATGATTTTGGATGACACCTCTTTTGGAAGCATTCTCGAAACCGCCGTGGTTGATGAGCTTGGCATGTGCCTTGGAGGTGTGCTTACGCAAGCCCAAATCACCGCTCTTTACAACGGTGGCGCTGGCGTCACTTGGCCGAACATCACCCCGATTGTGCCATACCCATGAACTTCACAGTCCAAGTAATTGATACCGAGTGCGAACAAGCTGACCAAAGCTTTTTCGTGCCACGTATCGCCATGCAGACCAAATCCACCACCCAATTTGCTCAGCTTTACGGGTACAGTGAGTTTGTCGCTTCAAAGCCACCCAAGAAGTACCGCAAGGCGACCGTTTCAGGAACAGCCGTGCGGGTGGCGTTCACGGGGGAAGAAACACCACAGCAATGTGGTGGGGCACAGTACACTTGGAGTGGGTTCGGAGAGGTGGACTTTAAAGGTGTTCAAACAGCCAGCTACAGCAAGAAATTCTATGCTCAATGCTCCAAACAGTATTGGCCGTTTGTGCCACTCCAACTCAACCCATTCGCATCGCTTCCGAGCGATAAAGGATTTGCAGTTCAGTTTGTTGGATATTGTTGGCCAGCAGATCCACTTAGTTGTGCAACGTGCGACCCGAATGTAGCTGCTTGGCCGTTCTTGGGTGACCAAACCACTAATGTCCTTGGTATAGACCTTGCGGCATTTCGCCACGCCACCAATACTCCGGTTCTCACCGGAACGACTTTCACTGCGATCAACACGTTTGCCGGGTTCTTTGGACTTTCAGCACCACCACACACGGCGATTCCAAGCGGACACCACTACACATTGACCATTGGTGGCACAAACTACGACGCCGAATCGGCTTTTGTGGACCCTCCAGTGTCATTCCCCATCATGTTCATTGCGGGGTTTGGGGCACCGTACGTCGTGTTCACCGACACCAATAACTACACAGCGGTGCTTTCTGAAGAATACACCGATGCTGATGCGTTGGCTAATGCCACGGTTGTGACCGGCACCGGAGCGACTGCCGCCACCACCCCAAGGACCACGGGATTCACGTCGGTTTTCACTTCGGTGGTGTTCACGTTATTCACATCCAACTTGATTGTTGGAAAAGATTATCTTGTAACCGTCGATATGTGGGAGCAAGGTCCGAATGTGAATACGCACACGCCCAAGCAATACGGGTTCACCGCCACCGACACCACGCACACGATAACTGACATCATTGCGACCCCTGCTGACTTCCACACCATCACGGTCAGAACCCCAACCATTGCCTTCTCGCCATGAACCGCCCCCGATTTTTAGACTTCCGTGTTCAGTTGGCCGCATACGCCCAAAGCGTTGGCTCACCACTTGGCATCTGTATCGGCAACATCCCTGCTTTAACAGGCTTGGTTAATGTTGCCACCGAACGGCTCATCAGCGACCCTTTGGCCCCGGAAGAAGGGTGGTGGGGTGGGTGGGCCAAGTACGTGTTCAATGTGGACCCGACCAATGCGTTCATCGTTCTCCCAAGAGGCTTGGCACGGATCATCGTCCTCGACGTGAACACCTGCCCGGTGAAGCTCCAGAACGGGTTTTACGAGTTTCTCGACTACGGCACGGGACTTCAACCGAAGCCATGCAAGGAAAACGTCTGTAACGGGTTCACCCAAACCTATGACCGCGAAACTGTACCAACACTCGGTGTACTGGCATCGACGCCACAAATCATCCGCGTGTTCCCGGTTGATCCGCGTGATGCAGGGTCCACGGTCATCATTCAAGGTACAGATCAAAACGGACAAACGGTTACCAGCACAGATGCGGTGACCAACCAAACCATCCTCGGGGAGGAAGTGACCCTGAACCTTCCTTTCGTGGATACGGTGAATCAATTCATGTCCTTCCCCAACATGGCTGGAATCACAGGAATTGAGAAGGACGCCACCTTCGGTCCTGTCACGTTCTTCCAAGTTGACCCCAACACGGGGTTTAGCTCGCCACTCTCGTCAATGGAACCAAGTGAAACCTCATCCTCGTATCGCCGTTATTACGTGGGCAACCTTCCCTGCCGACCCGCTTGCACCACGGGCGGGGTGAGCCAAGTGACCGCGATGGCGAAACTGGAATACACTCCCATCCAAAGCGACCCCGACTATTTGGGAATTCCTTGCGTTCCCGCTTTGATTGCGGAGTGTGAAGCGTTGCGGTACGAAAGCATGGACAACATGAAGGCGCAGCAGATGGGCACAGCCAAGCACGCCAAAGCCCTTCAACTTCTCTTTGGTCAACTCCAGCACTACATGGGCAACGAACGTCCCGCCGTGAGCGTGAACCTGTTTGGACCAAGGAGGAGTCTCAAGATGCAACCGATTTGACGTATGCCGACTTCAACCGACTTCTCAACTCTTCCTACGTGGGCCACGGGTGCTCTTCAAACTGGTGGTGTGACCGTTCCAACTGCCCCAACAGGACCGACCCGCCAAACATCAGGTAACACTCTTTTAGACAACTGGAACACGCTGCTCAATGGAATGAGCGGTCGCACCCAGATGGCCGAACTCCAAGCCTCTCAGAACGCACAGAACAGTGGCACCAATGTCACGGGTCAAGCTGTGGGCAACAACTTGGCAGCGGCACCCGACCTGTCCTCGCTCACCAACCTCATCAACCAATTAAACATTGGCGCACAGCAACAGGCCAACGCTGCAAGGATTCCGGGTGCTCCGGGGTTGGAAGCTCAGTCATCAGCCAACATCGGTTCAGAGCTTTCCGGGGTCATCCCACAGGATGTCATAACCCAACTTGCCCAACAAGCGGCGGAGCGCGGCGTGGCTATGGGCAGTCCGGGGAGCGACAACTCACAGTCATCGCTGCTCCGCTCGCTTGGGCTCACAAGCCTCGACTTGCAGCAGCTTGGCCAACAGAACCTCACCGCAGCGGACGCCCGAAATCCAGTGGCAAGACTGTTCGACCCGACATCACAACTCATCACCCCCGCACAACAAGGCTCACTCAACAACCAAGCAAACCAACTGGCCTTGGATTGGTACAGTGTCTTGCATCCCAATGTGGCTGGTGGGCGTGGTGGTGGAGGTGGACAACAGCAACAGCAGCAACCGACCGCACCCGACATGAGTTGGTTCCAAAGGGCGCTAACGTCAGCGGGTGGATTGAACCGTCCCATTGGTGTTCAACCTGTCGGACTTCCACCGGCCACGACCTACGACCCGAACAGCGTTTGGGACCCCAATTTCATTGCTGGAAACCCTGTTATGGACACAGCTGCCGTGGATTATGCGGCACCGTCGTTCGACACAGCGGGGGCCAACTACGATCCATTTTCGGGGTACGACTTCGCGGATTTGAGTGGAGGCTAACATGGCTGACCTTCCCGACATCTCCCCTGACCTTGACCAGCCGTTGCCACAGGTCGATCCCAACTCTGATTTAGTTCCTTACCGCATGGCCAGGACCGATCCCGGCCAGCAACCCGTGGTCACCACCGGCTACGGACCAAGGGCACGTCCACCCATCTCACCGCCCGGAGGTGGCGGGGTGGGTGCGCCTGATATGTCGGCCTTGCTCGGTGAAGCCTTGCAGCATCTTCCGGTGGATGAAGCCTTGAAAGCCACCGAAGCAGCCACACGCTACATCGGTCAACGTGGGTACATGCGCGACATCCAAAGCGGTGCAAATGCTGCACAGGCGTTTGCCAAGTGGGGTCCGATGTTGTTCCACCAAGCCACGGGGATACCGGAAGCCATTGACCGGAGTGTGCCGACGCCGATCACCCCGTACCAACAGGCACAGCTTAGTCTGCGAAAGCAACAGATGACCAACCAACAGGCTGCTGCCAAAGCCAAGATGGACGCTGCGGCAGCAAAAGCAGCGGTGCCGACCCTTCCACCAGAGAAGAAGGCTGATTTGACCGACGCTTACAAGGAATTGGATCAGGCTCGGAGAGAACAGGCGAAGCTTGATCCTGGAAACATAGCACCCGATGAAACGATGGATCATCAGGAAGCGGTGTTGGGGTCGGGGAAACGGGTGTTCGATGCGCGACAGAGAATCAACAAGATTGTCGGCATTCCACCGTCACCACTGCTAACGGCAAAGGCTCCGACGTATTTCGGTCCTAAAGAGACTCAGGCGGCACCACCTCCAGCTGACCTTCCAAACCCCGCGAAAGGTCCACCCCCGACAGTTTCAACCAAGGAACAATACGACGCTTTGAAGCCCGGTGACCAATACATTGGGAAAGACGGTAAGAAATACAGAAAGCCCTGATTGTGGCTGACGAATTTGGCGGCATCCCGGTTGACGAACCCCAAACCGATGAGTTTGGAGGGATTGCCGTGTCGGAACCCTCGTTGCCACAGATAAAGCTCTCCCCCTACGAACAATACAGGATGTCGGGTCGTGAGCCTGTGGCTGGACCATTTGGACCAGCAAGCCCTGAAGAGGTGCCAGCCATGTTGGAATCGGCACAGCGACCGTTTATCCCGCTTCCCGACACGGTAGCCAAGGGTCCACTTCCAGCCCTTTACAGGTCGGTGATAAAGCCAGTGGTTGAGGGTATCGAATCCCCCGCTGGACTCCTTATGATGCCAGCGTTGGCCGAATCCGCACCGTTACGTATTGCGGCTGGTCTTGGATTTGGTGGCATGGCGGCTAAGTCCGGACTTGAGAAGATGCAAAGTGCCGACCCACAGACCCAACTAGAAGGTCGCATGGAGTTCGCGGCATCACCCCTATTTGCGCTTACAGGTGGAAAGAGGGAGAAGGGTGCCACCCCCACCGAAAGAATCGTTCCTGAAGCCACTCCAGAGCCACCAGAGGCGCTTCCAAAGGCACCTGAGATTCCACCAGAGAAAGCACCCCCTACTGAAGCACCAGAGGGGGAACCGCCAACGGCTCCAGCGACGGTTGAGGCAAGTGGTGAACCTGTTGCAGCAGGCCCACCGGAGCCAGCCAAGGTGGAACCTAGTGCAACTCCAACAGTTACGCAAGAGCATCCACCTATTGTTGGCATGGGCGGTGCTGTGCCAGGTGAGTTCATCGGGTCCACAGGTGCCGACATCTATGGTGTGGCTCAAAGGGTGCGTGAAGAAAGGGCGGCAGCAGGCCAAACACCAGCCATTCTACCCGGACAAGGCGTGTCCGATGTGGAAGCTGTCACCCACGGCAAACTCTTGCTGGCGCGAGACCCCACGTTGGCAGAGAAAGCCTTGGATGCCTTCACCAAGACCAAGGCAATCAGTTACGATGCCATGTCCACAGTTCGGGCTAAAGGCGAAGAAGCTTCCCTTGCTGCTCGACGGGTTGAAGAGAAGTTCGGCACCGATTCACCTGAATACCAGAATGCCTTTGAGAACCTTGCTCGGTGGGACAAGGTGAGCAAGGAGATGCAAACGGAGTGGCACAAAACCGGCATGTCGCAGCAGGGCCAAACCGACATTGACACTGGCACCTTCACTGGACTCCAAAGAGCCTTCACCGAAGCCACCGGAAAGACCTTTGACGAAGCTCAATCACGCACCGCCAAAGACCTTGCCGGAAAGTCACAGAAATCCACCGCTGATGTCGTTGCCGCCAAAGACAAGCTTTTCAAGACTCTTGATGTCGCACCGGCAGATCCCAAGGTCCAATCGTTGGCTGACCGGATCGTGTCGGTGTTGGATAAGGGGGCCAACGATGCTCTTTCGAGGATTAAGGCGCGTCGTGCTGAAGGTCGGTTGTTTGCGGCTGGCATCGACCCGGAAGCTCTTGGTGACTACGCCATTTACGGAGCAGCCAAGATTGCCAAGGGTGCCATTGAGTTTTCCAAGTGGTCGGCTGAGATGGTCAAAGACATCGGGGATTACATCCAGCCACACCTGAAACAGATTTGGGATGCTGCCAATAAGCATCTGGACCAGGAAATCTCCAAGCACGGTCCTGCTGCTGAACAGATAAAGCGCACCTTCCGTGGAAAACCTTCGACCGCTGAAGGCGTGCGTGCTGTGATTTCCACCAGAGAACCCGGAGCCAAGTTCACATTGGATCAGGTCAAGGCGATCTGGAACTACGCCAAGGAGCATTACCTCTCCAAAGGCGTAAACGACTTCACCGATGTGGTTCACGGTATTGCCACCGACCTTGGCATGAAACCCGATGAAGTGCGTGAAGCTTTGGCACAACCCAAGGGTGCCAAGAAGATGACCGACGAGATGTACGCCAAGATGTCGGAACAGCGCAAAATCCAGAACCAAGCCAAGATGTGGGTTAAAGACCAGCAGGTTCCGGGGTGGTTACGGTTCATGCGAAGTGTCCCAAGGGTGTTCTTCATCGACAAGGTGTTTGGTCACGGCACGGTCGGCATGATCACCCACGCGGGACTAAACATCTTCGACCCCACAGCATGGAAAACTTACTGGCCAGCGTTCATCAAGCAATATGGATTGGTTTTCAAACCTGCTTATCACGAACGGATGATGCAGGAATTGGCCAAAGACCCGCTGTTCATCAAAGCTCGTCGTGCGGGATTGGCTAATGACCCGTGGCGCTACTCCGACGACTACCAGAACGCAGCCATCAAGACGTTCATGGGAAAGTTTGGTGGACTTGTCGGCAACCGTGGGTTCGACGCGCTAAAGATATTCAGGCAGGCACGATTCAACCAGATTTGGAACTCGTACCCAGACCTCCTAAAAACAGATGACATGGCCAAGATGCTGGCCGACAGCATTAATCCAGCAACAGGAGTTACATCCAGAGCTTTTCCAGAATGGACGGGGTGGACCTTCTTTGCCCCCAAATTAGAGGGCTCTAGGTGGGTGTGGATGATTGGAAATCCAGCCAGAGCAGCAGCAATTTTCAAGGAATGGAAAACAGCCACCCCAGAGCAAAAAGCTTTTGCTATGGCAGAACTAAAGCAGAAGGCCACCATTGCTGGAACCTATTTTTCATTGCTGGCCATGAACCAAGGGTTGCTCAAAGCTTCTGGTAGTGACGAGAACATTAATTTCACCAATCCACGGAAGGGTGACTTTCTCGCCTTCAAGGTGTCGGGTCACAATGTCGGGTTGGTGGGTCCGATGCTTGGCATGGTGCGGCTGTTCGCTAACCTCGTCCATGACGCGGCGGGAAAACGTGGAAAACTTGAGCAGTTGACTCCGCGTGGTGCCGCCATCGCTGAAGATTTGGGGTCGTATGCGAGAGGCAAGCTCAGCCCGTTTGCTGGTCAGGCTTACAACTTGGCGTCACAATCCGACTTCCAAGGCCGACCACTACCGTACTCCAGCGATCCGGTTCCCTCGTACCTGAGAAAGCGTGGGGTCAAGAAGTACACGTATGGCGAATATGCAGCCCAAGAACTCCTGCCGATTCCATTCGAGGAAGCTTTCAAAGAGGTGATGGCCAACCAAGGAATGAACGAGTCGGAAATCAAAAAGTACCTCTCGGCACTAACGATTGCTGTGGCTGCTGGTGGAACCGGAATGCGCGTGAGCAAGGATTACAACCTGAAAGGACAATAATAACAACCAAATCACCAGAATTAAACATTACCACCGCCAAGAAACAGTACCGCGAAATGCAGAAATTCTTGAAGGAGGTAGTTGCTCCAGAACTTGAAAAGATTCGAAGGGATTTCGTGCGTAAACGCGCCATCGCTCTATTTCCAGAGCATTTTAAGGGCTATGCCAGAGAGGAATTTATCAAGCAGAGTCACTGTATGTTTAAGGGTAAATAATTATGCCAGCCAAATCACAAGCCCAACGAGCTTACCTCAATGCAGAATTTGGACATGCTTGGGTGAAGCGACACCATTTCGACAACAAGGGCAAGTTGCCGATGCACAAGAAGCGAAAGAAGCGTATTGTGCCACGTAAGGATCGCAACGGGTTTTACTGATGAGCCTTTGGAAATCGCTGGCGAGTGGTGCCGGTCACGCTTTGCCAGCCACAAAATACGACCTGCAACAAATGGAAAGACGACTCATGGCACTCATAGATGACCTGACAGCACAAGTGACCGCAAACACCGATGCAGAACAATCAGCGATTGTCCTGCTCGGGAAACTCCACGACCTGTTAGTGGCGGCGGGGACCGACCCCACGAAACTACAGGCGATTAAAGACACCTTGAAAACCAGCGCCGATGCCCTTGCTGCGGCAGTGGTGGCGAATACACCGGCAGCTTAATTTTCCTCCTCGCTCAATCCGGCGCACCCGTAGGGCACCTCCCCGCTCTGCGGGTCGTTCTTCCACACTTCCCACTTCCACTCGTTAGCCTCTAAAAGCCTCTCCAATTCGTCGATTGGCTCTGGCTGTGGCCACGGACCAAACATGAGCCTCCAATCGCTTGGCGGTGGGGTGGTTTCAGGTTCCATACGAGTCAAAGAGGAACTGCACTGCTGGTGAATGCTTAAACCATCCAACCCACAGCTTGCCATCCTTGTGGTACATGATGTGGGTGACGCTGCCATCCAAGGCACTTGGAAGGTCGAACCCAAGTGTTATTGGGGCGGTGTAAATGGGTGGATGGTCGTGGGCAATCACGCATTCACAGAAACGGTGAACGAGTTGTAGGTCCAGGGTTTCGGTCATAAGCGTTCCATCCTTACGATGGTTCCGGTTTTGCCTCTGGTTTCGACCTGTCCGTATTCAAAGCGGATTCGGTGGTCTCCATCGTCGATAGCAAGGCTCCTTGCGATGCCATCACGAAGCGACTTGTATGAAGCCGAGAGATTGTCGTCATCAAGAAGTTTATGGCCGAATCGGATGATCGTAACGCGCACAACCAAGCCTGTTTTGCGTCTTGGGCGTGGAGTCGGCTTTTGGTCCAGTGTTGGTAGCGGGTTTGGTTGGGGCTTGGTGGGCAATAATCCACCCACAAGACGGCTTGGGTGGCAGTACTCGCCTTGGGCATTTTGGACATAATTAGGTGGTATTCCTTTAGGGGTCATGTGGGGATCACCAATGACGGTCGGTTGAAAAGGTTGTCGGGTGCGCGGAAGCCATCTCGCGTTGCGTCATTCCTGTGAGACTCGACATGGCGATGGCAGCTTCGACAAAGCATAATCCACCCCGGCACCCAACAAAGTAATGCGTGAACCCGGCCAAATTTATGGTGAAGCTCACGATATCGTGGGGGGATCGTGTTGTGGCATCGCTCACAAAACGGCGTGTTCTCCAAGAACAGGAGCCTCAAGTGGCGGTACTTGGCGTGATCACGCGACCTTTGCTTAGACTGGCGTGGTGGTCGTTTGGTTTTCATGGGTTAGGTAGCGGACTAAGAAAAGGACGTGCTTGCAGTACGGCATCCCCTTGCACTGCATCTGCTCACAGGAGCATCTCGCGGTGGGCTTGTTCCATTTCTCCTCTTGCCATTGCAGGTCCACCAAATGGTCGATTCCACGTCGGCTCTCCGAGGACACCCAATAGCGGAACTCTCCAGGTATGCGGGTGACGGTCATGGTGTCGGCCTTCCAGTTCTAGTGTCGAAGAACTTTGGTCCCGATTCGTGCCAGTGGAAACAGAATTGGTGCTTATTCACGTACTCCGACTTGGGTGGCAGGATTTGCACCATGTAAACGTCATCAGGGCAAAACTCGTAACGTGCTCGCTTCTGTTCTTCCCATGTGGGGTTGCGGTCGGGGCACGAAATGGAAATGTGCCACCCGATTTGTTCTCGCTCTTTAGGTCCACTGACCAGAACCCTCACGGGACCATCAGTGTAAATGTGGGCACCCGTCATCGGATCAATCCCTCGAAGTGTGTATCCCATATCTAAAGCCAGTCCCCCAACTGAAGTTTCAATGAAAGCGCAATGGTGCGTGCCGCCTCTGGTTTGGCCAACATGTCGGTGTGGGCTCGACCCACGATTTCAGTGATCCTCTTGCTTTTGTAATGTGGCAACAGGGCTCGGGCTTCACCTTCCACACACGAAAAGGGCAATCCTTTGTTGGGTCCAAAGATCGGGTGGTCCACCCACGGCTTGTAATCGGGCTCCAAGAGCACCTTGATGTTCTTTGGTTTGAGTCGCCACCCTTTGTGGATACACTTGGTTATCCCTTCAGCCAGCTTGCTTGCTTCGGGTGACTCCCAGTAAGGCCAGTACGCCAGAGCAGTGCAAACACAGGTGCCGGGTTTGTCGTGGGTTTCACTGGACAACACCGACGCCACGATCAGTTGCTCTGTGGCGATGATGTTCACCGGAGTTTCTGTGAAACCGATACGTCATCGGTGACGCCCGGAATAACAGCAGTGCGAAACTCACTGAGCTTTTCACCTAGTTTCTTGGCCTTCTTGTTGAGCAGGTTGTTGGCCGTCAGTCGCATCCGTGAAGCATCACCCCGTTTCAACTTCGCATCCTCAACAGCTTCAGGATACTTGAAAAGCTCATCGGCAATGATGTCCAGTTGTTCGGCTTCCTTCGACAGCGCCGATGCTTTGGCGTGGCACTTGTCGATGTCCTTGATGATTTGTTCCTCGGTGGTGTAGCGTTTCATTGGTTGTGCTTGGTGGTTACAAACTTGAGTGTGACCCTTCCTTTGCCTGTCGATTTGGCGTCGATAAACTCAATGGGGAAAAGCTCAGCGGAAGGATGATGCTCTTCCTGCCACTTGATACCCACAAATTCAACCTCTGGGTCGTACTCGTAATCTGAGTGGTAACCCGCCTCGCTCTTCACGAGGGTAATAAACTTTGAGAGTTTGAGCCTCATAAGGTTTTCCCAAATTCACGGAACTTCTTAAACGCCTCTTCGTCGGCCATCACCTGTGCCGCTGTGCGGGGTGGACTGGTGTGGTTTTCGGTGCGTCCGGTGGCACGCAACGCTTCCTGTTTACCGTAATCAATCTTGGGCTTTCTGGCGTGCGCTCTAGCTGTCGACAAATCCTCTTCAAAGTAATCAGGGTTGCCGATGAGATTGTGGAACTTGAGTGAGCCGGGGAACCTTTCACCCTTCTTAATCATGAACTTCAGGTAGGCGACCACCATGCGAAGCTCTTCAATGTCGTGACCGCGTTGACACCAATCCCACCAAACACGCTCCCGGTGGAAGTCCAGGGTCAACTGGTGGCCCGTCAGATGACGATACTCATGGTGAAGCGTAGCTATGGCGGCACTGTCGATCTTAGGTAGTGGGCTACTTTGATTTTTCTCATGCATAATAGCTAACGGGTGGTTATTGTTTGGGCATGAAATGCCCGCATTGTGGTAACGAAATCAACATCGGCTCCCTGCTGGGGAGCACAACGTCAAAGGCCAAGGCCCGCGCAGCCAGGCGCAACGCCAAGCTTGGGGGCTGGCCAAAGGGCCGCAAGCGCGGGAAACGTCGCCCGAACGACGCCAACGCGCTGGCGCGCTCCATTGTTTCCGAAGCTGAGAAGCTCACGCAGCAAGCCTCCGTTCGTCGATTTCCAGCAGAGCAATAAGCTCGGACAATTCCCATACGTGGTCAGTCAGGCCCGCCGCCATCGCTGGGGTAACTCTCAGCGTTTGGTGGATGCGGGCAAAATTGTAGTGAAGGAAATGAATCGCCAGCGAGAGCCGGTGATTCTCAATCGACTTGCTAAACCCGTTGGTCAGACGGGTAAACCGGCGCATGGACATACGGAGCGTGAGGTTGTTGCGCTCGGCATGGCTCGTGCAAATCTTGTCGATGGCAGGCAAGCCCAAGACGGATTCTTTGCGTATGCCTGCAAGCGCGTTGGGGCTGTATTTACCCTCGCCGCTGGCGTCCCCGTAGATTTTGACCAGCACGCGCTCAGTGAGGCGGCGCTCAAGGTTACGCATGAACTTGTAGGCGCTTTGGGCGGTGCGGTCCCCGACGAACCAAGCGGGGATCAGTTTGGTTTCGGGGTCAATCGCAATCCAGGTCCAGACATCGCCCCAACCATCGGGGCTTTCGGCGTGGACGTTCTTGCCCTTGCATCCGATGAAAGACCAAATCTCATCGCACTGAATCGCCTTGCACGACAGGCCCGTCATTACTCGGTCGGCAAAGCGTTCGCAAGCTTCCCCAAATTCAACCAGCAGGCGAGACACTGTGCGCTTGCAGATGCCCGTAATGCGAACGGTGGACCGGATGCTGTTGCCTTCGACAAGGCAAGCCAGCACCCGGCATCGGTCTTCGTTGGAGAGGCGGTTCACTGGTTTTCTGGATGGTTGGCAATACGCTGCCTAAGAGTCTCATACTCGCCATTGCACGCGCATCCAGACGCCCCAGCACGGGCTAACGCAAAAATCAACAGGTGGATTTCCCAGGCGTTAAACCGTATGGTCTTTGAGGCTTTCTTTACACAGTTATCACAGAGCCCATCAAAGCCGAGGGTTGGAACGTTATACTTCTGGTGGCACCTATCGCATATCCCGTCAACCACATGCTTTTTCTTGGCAGGCGCACCGACATTCAAGGCCATGCCTTCTTTGTATTCGACTAACGATCCATCGCTTAACTCAATAAGGTTTGTTTTCATGGTTTCAATATACCCAACTGTTGGGTATTGTCAACAGGAAAAATGAAAAATGTTCAAAGTAGCCCATTACCCGATCTTCATGGCTTGATGTTCGCGGACCATTTGAAGCAGTTCGTGGAAGTCATGGGTCACAAATAGAAATGGCCAGCCCGGTGGCTAAACGGCGATGAACAAACCACAAGACGCCGACCCCTAAAGGGTCCAGTGCTGGCCAAAGTGCTCACAGTAATCCTTTAACCCGCTTGTCCAGTTCGTACATCTCCCGCATAAGGATGAATGCACGCTGGCAGATCGGGAAGATTTCAGCACTCCAATGTCGATGTTCAAAGCTCACCGGGTCGTCGGGTGCCTTTGGCTTGGAGATTCTTAGCAGGTCCATGCCTTGCAGTGGTTGGTCTGGGTGGTGTTCCTGCCACAAAAGCGAGTATCCACCCGCCACTTGAATCAGATAATCACCGTAAATGCCAGAGCTTGTTTTGTAATCCAACAGTCGCAACTGACCATTGGTGAGCACGGCGTCAAAAGTGCCTCCGAACTGGTAAAGCTCGCTCACAAGGCTTTGCTCTGCGGCTTCCAACTTGAGCTTCGACTGCTCAGCCCATTCAAGATAAGCCAAGAAAGCGTGCTCGGCTCGCGAGCGTATTGGGCCGGGATATCGCAATGTGGTATCCGACAAATCTCGCCCATGCAAGTGGTCGTCAATCATGTCGTGACAGCAGGTACCAGCGTCGGCGGCATCGTCGCGCACTTGGTTGATGTCCAGCCCATCCATACCGCATTGCCACGCCCAATGAACCAGCCCACCCGATTCCTTGAACCTGCTGATTATGGTAGTGCAACCCGGAACACGCTTTCCGTCCTTGTTGCGGTAGCCAGCCTTGGGGCGACCTGTGACTTTCGGTTCTTCGGTGGTCATGATCGATTGATGCTCGGAACAGTTTCGTAAAACGCCACGATTTTCTTGGCCAGTTCAAGGTCACGTCGAATGCGACCATCCAATTCCCAACATCGGTCACACAACTCAGTTCCCAGCATTGGCGTGGGCTTGCCACACCACCGACACGGCACCGTTTCTCGGTCATGCTTGTCTTTCACGACGCCACCTCCGGTTGCTCTCTCATCTGTCGCTCGAATTGGTGGATCTGCTCACCTAGCGCCACAAATTCAACAGCACTCTTGGGCAACTTGTCCAACGCCCAATCTTCAGGTTCCTGGGTGGCGTTGATGTAGCCTTTGACAGTCAAAAACTGGTGGACGATGGCCCGCCATCGTCCACCCGGATCAGCTTGCAGCTTGTTTAAGGTTTGCAAGCGGTACTTGGGTCCGACCACAGGCTCAGAATCGGCCTTTGGCGCTTCGGAAACGGGTGCTGGTGGCGTTTTGGCGGTCGGAGTGGCCTGATATGGTGGTTTTTGGGCTGGACGCGCCACAGCACCCTTGGGTGCGGAATTGCCGTCGTCGTCGGAGTCGGCATAAATGCCCAAAACAGATGCCCACGCATATCTTTTCATGTAGGTCAGCAGCGACCCTGCTAATTGGGCGTCGGAGTTGCGGTCAGATTCACCTAATGGAAGGCTCATCGTGCCACCGTCCAGGGTTTGACCTGACTTGTGGCGTACGATCGTATGCACGCTGACAATACCATCCGCAATCGTGGCTACCTGCTGAACCGCAAGGCCAGCGTTGAAAAGCGGCTCGCGTGACGCCTCAATGATTGCCCCCAAAGTCGCGTACTTGCTTTTGAAAAACGGGTTGGTGGCGTCCATGTGGGCGGTTTTAAGACTGCCTTGGCAAATCACCAAGGCCGCACTCACTAAATCTTCGTGGATATCAGGTATTGTGGTTTCGCTCATTAAAACACTCTCTTTGGTGGATTGTCTTTTACGGATTGTTCCCATGCGGCCACTTGTGAGTCGCGCTCTTTTGCCAAACAATCCGCACAAGTGACTGTGGCCACATTGATTTGTGCGCCATGTGACCGTGCCTTGGCTTCGGCTACCAGGATTGTCCACGCCCATTCCGCCTGGGTTTGAGCGCCGACCGATGCGCTTGGCTCACCAGTCGCCACCACCCGACCGCAAGTGTCACAGATGATTTCAGCGGTGAGAGTGATCATGCGGTTTTTGCCTTTTCGAGAACGCGAGCGGCTAAGCCTTGAAGTTGTGACGATAAATCGCAGCATTCACGCGAGCACCTAACAGCTTCACAAAGCACCTGTAAAACTGCGCTGTCTGAGCACTGGTTGAGATTTTTAATCACTTCTCGGCACGCTTGCTGAAAAGCTTCGTGGCTCATTTCCATGCGACCAGCAATACTCGGCAACGGTTCTGGTGTAAATCCGTTTAGCTTTTCCAGTGCGTGAACATGGTCTTGGAGTCGCGCACACACTGAATACATGGCGGCTTGCGCCTCAGATGGTGAAACTCGGCAGCATTCAGCAACCAGCATCAACGCACCTTTTAAGGCGTCAATTTGAACGCATCGTATGCGGTCCAAGTCGCAAGCACACCAATTCGGAGTTGTGGGCCACGTATCCGATCCCCATCGGTCCAGATAAACACTTGCAGCAATCATGCGAGTGGAGAGTTGCCGTGGGTGCAGAGCAGTACATCTGAAAGCCGACACCCACAGGGAAGCGGGTCGTTTGGTGGCACTCCGATACAGTTTGGCGGTGTGATGGCCTTGGTTAGCGCGTCGATTGCCAAAGCATGATCGCTGGCTTCAAGCGCATAACCACGTTTGATAATTAACGCCAAAGCTGCGAAAAGCTCTGGCGCACTCTCTTTGTTGACGGTTAAAACTGGCATAATCTCTTGGCATTTAGGGCAAACAATGGCAAAAGGTGGTCTCACTTCACACCTCCAATCTTCAGTGAGTCGGCCAGCACCTGATATGCTGCGGTGGCGTGGCCACACTCCAAGAGTGACAGGCTTTCCACAATGGCACCTCGAAGCCGATCTTCGGTTGTGATTTTGATTTGGTTGAGCACCTCCAAGACTTCTTCTTGGTTGTGCCACTCAAATTGACGCGCTTTGCGTTCCACTTCACCCCAGCCATTTGAGTCGTTCACGCTCATAAACGCTCGTATTCAATGCCGGAACGTTGATTAATGAACTTGTAAAGGGCAGCGCACAACGCCGCCTTACTTGCTTGTGTCGTTTCTGTGGTTGTCATGTTTTTAGCCTTTTGTGGATTTGGTTTACTGCGACTGTTCCGAAATTAATCTAGACCGCTCTGGTTTGCAAGAACTATTTTCACTTTTCTTTGGCCGACCACCACGCTTGCCGTTCCTAGCTCTGGCTGCGTTTTGGGCCGGAGTATTTTGACTGCCACCTTTTGAGCCGAGCACCTTAGCTGCTTCTGTGATGTCCATATGGCGAGCCTAAACGGTCTGGTTTGTGGCGTCAAGGTTGTTGTCATTTCGTTTATAGGGCGTTTTGATTTGTGGACCTACTCCGATGCCTCGGCACTCGCCAGAATCGCTCCTAGGTGCCTTTGCGTGCGTTCCTGGGTGGTCTTGGCGGCAGGTTTAACGGCTAGCGGTGACTTTGGCCCACCTTTCACGCGCCATCTGTCGCGCTCAGGTGACTCATTCATGGACATGTAAAGACCGGCGACACCAAAAACTGTCCACCGACCCACCCGTTAACGTCACAATCAAAAGAACACCCAAATCCACTGTCCTATTGACACACATGTAAGCTTTACCTACAGATTTACACTATGCCAGCAGTAGCGGAGATGCCACGTAAACCCAAGCTCCGCACCAAAGGCACTTGGAACAAGGAACAAGCATTAGCTGCACGCGCTAAATCACTCGAAACAAGGCGCAGGAAAGCCATACAGCGTAAAGCTGTGGCCCAGGAAGCAGCGTCTCTGCTCAAGGCCATATGTGCATCAGACCCTATCTCGGACGTTGAGAAGGCACTGTCTTACGCAGCTAAGCATGGTCGAGCCAAGTCCTGTGAGCACCTAAGCCTTGCCTTGGCACGCCTCAAAGCTCAGCCCAAGAGCACGCCTAGTGCATCCAACGCCACAACAGCTTGTAGTCCCGCACGTCAACCTACGCAGAGCACACCACAAGATGTGCAAGCTGTTGAGCCTAAGCATGTAGAGCATGCACCCAACTACGCACAATATACGTATCCTTTAGTTGGCCAGGGTAAGGAATCTCTTAATTTGGGAGGGGTGGGGGCGGGGTGCCCCCCATGGAGCCCCGCTGGGCAGGTGGCGGGTGGCGTTATACAGGGCAATACACGCAGGCCAAATTCTGGTGTTCTTTTGTCTGAAGCCACGGTGGAAGAACTGGAAGCTCGTTTAAGG